AGATCGTTCAATCGTTGTGTCTACTGGCACAAACAGCGCAATCACTTTCTCAGTCAGCTACGAACAGATCAGCTCGTAAGGGTAGAACATGGCACTTCACGGGTATCCCGGCAACATTATCAGCGCGAGTTCTCCGCTGTATACGCCCGGCTTTGCTTCGGGTATCTGGAATCTTGGCTCATGGCCTAGAGGGGTAACTGTTGTCCAGACATTCCTTGCGTCCGGTTACTGGACTGCTCCTGCTGGCGTGACTGCTGTTGATTATCTTGTGGTTGCTGGAGGTGGTGGCGGTGGCGGTGGTCAAGGTACTGGCGGTGGCGGTGGTGCCGGTGGATTTAGAACAGGAACAGCTTTTCCTGTAACACCGGGGGCAACTTATGCAATTACAGTTGGAGCTGCTGGTTCTGCTGCGACTAACGCGATTGGCGGAACTGGTGGTAATTCTATATTTTCAACAATAACTTCAAATGGTGGTGGCGGCGGTGGTGGTGGTTCTGCTCCATCAACAATTGGCGCTTCTGGTGGTTCTGGTGGAGGTGGTGGAGAAGTTGGCAATGCTTCTTATGCGGGGGGTAATGGTAATACGCCAGCTACGTCTCCTTCACAGGGTAATGGTGGCGGTGCGTCATTAGCTAACGGGCCTACACAAATTCGTGGCGGTGGCGGTGGCGGAGCCGGTGCAAATGGAGCAACAGGAACTGCGTCTGGGAACGGCGGAAATGGAACTGCTTCTACACTAAGTGGTGCATCTGTAAACTATGCGGGTGGTGGTGGCGGTGGTGCTTATTATTCTGGGGTTGCTGGACTTGGTGGCACTGGCGGCGGCGGCAACGGAGTAGGTGGTGGTGGCGCTACAGGAACTGGGTCAGCGGGAATAGCAAATACTGGAGGTGGCGGTGGAGGTACTCACACTTCATCAAATACTTCATTTGCAGGCGGCTCTGGCATTGTCATTATCCGTTACATAGCTCCAGCTCAGGCCGTATATACATTTACTTCCACGCAGGCGTTCCTGATTCCTAACGGTGTGAACAAGGTTGACTATCTTGTTGTAGGCGGCGGCGGTGGCGGAGCTGGTGGCGGTGGTGGTGCCGGAGGATTTTTGAATGGCGCTGGTTTACCTGTTGTAAGCGGAAGCACATATGTAGTTACTATTGGCGCAGGTGGAGCTGGTGGAGTGACATACGGAGGAAATGGAGGTAACTCCACATTTAGCACAATCACATCCAACGGTGGTGGCGGCGGTGGTGGTTATCCTAACAATGGCCTGCCCGGAGGTTCTGGTGGTGGTGGTGCTGCAAACGCTCCAAATAATGTTGTCGGAGGCGCAGGAAATACACCATCCACAACACCATCACAAGGAAATAATGGAGGAGCTAGTGCATCTGCTCAGGGAGGCGGAGGTGGAGGTGGGGCATCTCAAACAGGATTTTCTTGTTCAGCCGGTGTTGGCGGGAATGGTGGGAATGGATCTGCATCTATTATTTCTGGCGCATCTATAACTTATGCCGGTGGCGGTGGTGGCGGAGGACAATCTGGTCAAGGCAGTGGTGGAAGTGGTGGAGGTGGCGGTGGTGGAGGTCCACCAACTGCTGGAACTGCAAATACTGGTGGCGGTGGCGGAGGAACATATACATCGCCATCTGGAGCCGCTGGCGGTTCAGGAATAGTTATTTTGGTATGCAGACCATAAGGTAGAACATGAGTGATTATCCCGGCAGAATAATGACGAAAAGCCCGCTGTTGCCGAGCACGACTCAGGCATCGGGCATCTGGACGCTACAGCAGGCGCTGCAAGCTATTAAAGCAGGCGTGTGGCCCGGCATACCTACGAACACTGTAGTCCTGTCCTTTACTTCTTCTGGCTCGTGGACATGCCCGGATGGTGTGTCGCAGGTGGATTACCTTGTAGTGGCTGGTGGTGGCGGTGGCGGATTTAGACGAGGAGGCGGTGGTGGAGCAGGGGGATTTTTAACAGGCTCAGGGTTTCCAGTTATCCCCGGCACAACATACACAATTACCGTTGGTGCTGGAGGTAGTGGCGGTTCTTCTTCGCCAGTAATGGGAAGCAATGGAACAAATTCTATATTTTCAACAATAACATCTAATGGCGGCGGTGGTGGTGCCGGAGCCTCCGGTTCCGATCCTGCTACGGCTGGAAGAAATGGTGGTTCTGGCGGTGGCGGAGTAACTGATGGTGTTTCTGCGTCTGCTGCTGGCGCTGGCGGTGTTGGTAATACGCCAGCTACTACACCGTCACAAGGAAATAATGGAAGTGCAAGCTCAACATCTGCCCCAAATTATGGCGGCGGAGGTGGTGGAGGTGCTTCTGCTGCGGCTGGCCCATCATCTGGAAGCACAGGAGGGAATGGTGGTAATGGAACCGCATCAACGATATCGGGCGCATCAGTAACTTATGCTGGTGGCGGTGGCGGTGGGGCATATGGTGGTACTGCTGGCATAGGTGGTACTGGTGGTGGCGGCAACGGAACAAATACTAACTCAACAGGTGGCAACGGTGGCGTAAATACAGGCGGCGGGGCTGGAGCCGGAGGAGCAACCGGAACACCTGCTGTTGCTGGAAATGGCGGATCAGGCGGCTCTGGCATTGTCATTATCAAATACCTAGCCCCACAGACAGGCGTACTGACGTTTAATGCTTCTGGTTCGTGGACTGTTCCTCCGGGCGTGACAAGTGTGGACTACCTTGTTGTTGCTGGTGGCGGTGGTGCGGGGAAAGAAGCAGGCGGTGGTGGCGGCGCGGGCGGCTTTAGAACTGGAACATCTTTTCCTGTGATTGGTGGTCAATCATATGCAATTACTGTTGGCGCTGGCGGGGCTGGAAGCATAGCGGCTTCCTCAAGGGGGTCAAATGGCGGCAACTCAATATTCAGCACAATCACTTCAAACGGAGGAGGTGGTGGTGGATCAAGCGACCCCGGACTTGCTGGTGGATTAGATGGTGGCTCTGGCGGTGGAGCTGGTAGAAATGGCGTTTTAGGCCCCGGCGGAGCTGGTAATACTCCGTCTACTTCACCATCACAAGGTAACAACGGTGGAGCAAACGCAGGATCTCCGGGATTTGGTGCTGGCGGTGGCGGCGGATCTGGTTCAGTTGGAGTAAATGGAACTACTAGTGCTTCTGGTAACGGAGGAAACGGAACCGCTTCAACTTTAAGTGGTGCCAGCGTTATTTATGCAGGCGGCGGCGGTGGTGGTGCCGTTAGTGGAGCTGCTACCGCTGGGACTGGAGGAACAGGCGGTGGCGGCAATGGATCAACGTCAGCAAATGGATCAAATGGAACTGCAAATCTTGGAGGTGGTGGAGGTGGTGGCGGCGCATCTCCATTAAACGGTGGTTCCGGCGGCTCTGGTGTAGTTATCCTAAAACTAAACTCATAAAGGGAGAGTGAGAGTGGAGAAGAAACCGTACATGTTATATGGGATTGATACAGCGATGCACCTGCTACGTCCGGGCGCACGATGGGAGATTACGAACAACTTCTTCAGCGTCTGGGAGGATGAGCGTCCATGCCCGACTATGGAAGAAGTGCATGACACGATGGAAAAGATCAAAGCCTTTGAGGACAGCATCAACACCGTGTGGACAAAGAAGCAACTGGAAGAGCTGTTGGGACGTCAGGCTGAATTTGACAAGGCGGTGGCATGAACATCCACAACTTATTCCCGCTGCCTATCGGCTTCTTCCGTCTGGGTCGTGATCTGACGAAGACAGAGCTGGACTACATTCTTGGTCAGGATAAGTATCCAAACCAAGGAAACATTACCAGCTCAAACCGCACAATTTTGAAGGACAAGGAACTGACAGACATCCGCGACTTTATTGAAGACGCGATGCTGGAATACTTTAAAACCGTGCATGACCCCAAGGGTGATGTTGCGCTGTATGTCACACAGTCGTGGGCTAACTACACTGATCCGGGGCAGTACCACCATAAACATGCCCACCCAAACAGCTTTATCAGTGGTGTGTTCTACCCGCAGGCTGACAGGTCAGTGGACAAGATTTACTTTTACAAGAGCGGCTACGAGCGGATTAAGGTTGCACCGCAAACATGGAATCACTGGAACTCTGAGAGCTGGTGGTTTGAGGTGGGTGCAGGTGACTTGATACTGTTCCCGTCGCATCTTGAGCACATGGTTGAGACGAAGGTCGGCAATGAAACCCGCGTGAGTATCGCGTTTAATACTTTTTTAAAAGGTCACATCGGTGTAGACGAAAGTCTAACTGGACTGCAACTAGGAGAAGAATGATGGCGCACTTCGCAAAGCTTGGCCCCGGCAACGTGGTCGAACAAGTGATTGTCGTAGACAACCGTGATACCGCTGACGCGTCCGGTGTGGAAAAGGAACACATAGGCGCAGCCTTTTGTGAACGCCTTCTAGGCGGTCGCTGGGTACAGACTAGCTACAACGGCAACAAACGCAAGAACTACGCCGGTCAGGGTTACACCTATGACGAGCAGCGCGATGCGTTTATCCCTCCCAAACCCTTTGCCTCGTGGGTTTTAAACGAGACTACCTGTCAGTGGACTGCGCCCACGCCGATGCCTGAAGATGGCAACATGTATAGCTGGGATGAGGCAACGACTTCATGGAAAGCACAGGAGGCAGCATGAAAGACTATCTGATTGAACGTGCAAAAGAGCCGTCTACATGGCGTGGCTTTATCCTGTTCCTGACCGCTATTGGCGTGCCTATCCACCCTGAGATGCAAACAGCCATTGTGTCCGCTGGTCTTGGTATCGCTGGTCTGATCGGTGTTGTAACCAAGGGATGATAAACAGCCGTAGTCTGGATGATTTGATTCCCCCCGCCCGTGTGCGGGTGCAAGCGTTTCTGGACGCCGCCAAAAAAGAAGGCGTTGACTTGCTGGTAACGAGCACTTACCGGGATAATGCAAGTCAGGACGCGCTGTACGCGCAAGGCCGCACGAAGCCGGGCAGGATAGTGACCAACGCTAAAGCAGGACAGTCTTGGCATAACCACCGCTGCGCCGTGGATGTCGTGCCCATAGTGGCTGGCAAACCCCGCTGGGATGTCAAAGATGAGGTCTGGCAAAAGGTCGGTGCGCTGGGTAAAGCAGCAGGGCTGGAGTGGGCTGGGGATTGGAAACGGTTCAAAGAGTACCCGCACTTTCAGTACACAGGTGGCCTGACGTTGGCGCAGTTGCAAACTGGTGCAAAAATCGTTTAATGCGAGTGTGTAATGCCGCTACAGCTTTTACAGTTTCGCCCCGGTATCAACCGCGAAGGCACGACGCTTGCCAATGAGGGTGGTTGGTACGAGTGCGACAAAATTCGTTTTCGTTCCGGCTATCCGCAGAAACTGGGCGGCTGGCAACCTATCTCTTCAAACACGTATCAGGGCGTTGCACGCTCACTAATTAACTGGGTCACGTTAAAAGGCTACAACCTCCTAGGCGTTGGCACTAACCTAAAGTACTACGTTGAGAGCGGTGGTGTATACAACGACATCACGCCGGTACGTGCAACAGCTACACTAACTAATCCGTTTACTACTACCAACGGTTCAAGAACAGTTACCGTTACTGACGCTGATCATGGTGCGGTCACTGGCGACTTTGTGACGTTCTCCGGTGCAACGGCTGTGGCAGGCTTGACGCTAAATGGTGAGTTTCAGATCACGTACGTCAACACCAACAGCTACACCATACAGGCACCAGCAGCAGCCAACGCAGACGCAACAGGCGGTGGCACAGTCACAGCTACGTATCAGATCAATACAGGTCTATCTACGTACAGCTACTTGACAGGCTGGGGCACGGGTTTGTGGGGCGGCTTTCTTACAGGTACAGCGCAAACGACGTTGACTGTACCGCTTAACTCGTCAAACACTAATATCACGGTAGCTTCCACCACCGGGTTCTCCAACGCCACGGGCACGGTGTTAATAGACTCGGAACTAGCAGCCTATACAGGTAACACCGCCGTTTTGTTTACAGGCGTCACTCGTGGTGCCAACGGCACCATTGCCACTAGCCACTCCAACGGCAGCATTGTTTATAACGCCAACACGTTTACTGGCTGGGGGCAGTCTTCTGCGCAGGGTATCGGTGTGCAGCTTCGTCTGTGGTCGCAGGCAAACTTTGGTGAGTATTTAATCATCAACCCGCGCAACGGTCCGATCTACATGTGGGTGCCGCAGTACACCGGGTCAAACGTATTGCTGTTTAACTCCCCGGCTAACCTGCTCTCCAACACCAGCACCGGTATATACCAGACAGACGCTGACTGTCCAACGGTTGCAGCACAAGTCATGGTGTCGGACTCATCACGGTTTGTGCTTGCGTTTGGAGCAAATGACTACGGCAGCACTACGCAAGACCCCATGCTGATTCGCTGGGGGGACCAAGAGAGTTACAGCGTTTGGTCGCCTAGCGCAACCAATCAGGCAGGCAGCTTCAGGCTTTCTTCGGGTTCTACCATTGTTACTGCCATTCAGACCCGGCAAGAGATCGTTGTGCTCTCAGACGCGGCGGCGTACTCCATGCAGTATTTGGGGCCACCTTACGTATGGGGCTTTAACATCCTGTCAAACAACATCTCCATCATGGGGCCGAACGCCATCGGTGCGGCGAACAACATTGTGTACTGGATGGGGTTGGACAAGTTCTACGTGTACACCGGTCGCGTGGAGACGCTGCCTTGCGCGCTGCGCCAGTACGTGTACGGCGACATCAACCTTGAGCAGAACTATCAGGTCTTCTGTGGTAGCAACGAAGGCTATAGCGAAGTGTGGTGGTTCTACTGCTCAGCTAACAGTAGCACGGTTGATCGTTACGTCATATACAACTACCTTGATAAAGTCTGGTACTACGGCACACTGGCGCGCAGTGCGTGGCTGGATAGTCCTTTGCGCAACTACCCGATGGGGGCGACGTATAACCACACCATCGTTTACCACGAGAACGGCAATGACGACATTGAAACCAACGGCACGGTGGTCCCGATCAATGCGTATATCCAATCATCTGACTTTGACATTGGTGATGGGCACAACTTTGGTTTTGTGTGGCGGATTATTCCTGATCTTACTTTTGACGGCTCCAGCAATCCTTCGCCTGCCAAACCAGCAGCCGTGTTTACCGTAAGACCACGCCAGAACCCCGGTGCACCGTATGGGGCGGCTGAAGCACCAACGGTAACGTCAACACAAAATTACAACAGCGTTAGAAACTACAACGTGCAAGAGTTCACAGAGATTGTGTACACACGCATACGTGGACGGCAGATGGCATTTAAGATAAGTTCGGATACGGTGGGAACCCAGTGGCAGCTTGGTGTGCCACGAATTGACGTACGTCCTGATGGTCGCAGATGACAACACAGATTGTTACTACAGAGTCAATTTTACTGACGCGTACCAAAGCGCCTGCGCTACCGCTTGCCCCGACGGAATACAACCGGCAGTACATCGACCAGTTGAACAACGTCTTGCGGCTGTACTTTGCCCAGTTAGATAACTTCGTTTCTCAGTTAAATGCTGGAGCGCTTAATACGCTGGCGTTACCGCAGGGCGCGTTTTTTCAAGATGGCGTCACCACGTTGACTTCCAATATAAACAATGCAGTCACAACCATTCCTGTTGCGTCTACGGCGTCTTTTCAAAATACCGGCGCAATAATTATTGGGTCTGAGGTTATAACGTACACCGGCAAAACAGCCACTTCGTTTACAGGATGCACGCGAGGCCAGTTTGGTTCAAGCAACGCTTCGCATTTGAGTGGGGCGTATGTAGGTGAAGTGCAATCAGCCACAGCCCCTGTACCGCTTTACATGTCTTCGACAACCAGCAGTAATGGTGTGGCGCTAGATGCGACAGATAAATCCAAGGTTGTATTTGACACGGCGGGGTACTACAACATCCAGTTCAGCTTGCAGTTATTGTCGTTTGACACTGCGGTTGATAATGTAACGATATGGTTCTCAAAGAACGGGACTGATATCGACTACAGCGCAGGACTTGGCACCATCCCCAGCAGGATTACAGCCACCAAGCCCGCTACGGCAATTATCTCGTGGAACATTATCATTCCGGTAAACGCCAACGATTACATTCAAATTTACTTTGCCTCAGATAGCGGTAATACTTTAGCAGTAACGTACCCACCCGGAACTAGCCCAGCGCACCCTACGTCGCCGTCGGTTATTTTAACGGCAACATTTACCTCTGCGCTATGACTTACATGCTAAACTTTGACAAATACATTGAAGGTGCGCTATGAGCCTGCAAAACTTAGCCAGCCACATCCAAAGCGCCGGGCGCGGCGAAGACAAGATGCTCGTCCACATGACGCCCAAAGAAGTTGCAGGTTTGCAAACTCTTGCTGCTGCGCATGGTGGATCGCTGACCATTAACCCTGAAACCGGTCTGCCAGAGGCAGGCTTTTTGTCGTCTCTTTTGCCCACTGTGATTGGCGCTGCGTTGGCTCCGGCTACGGGCGGTGCGTCTTTGGGTTTGACACAAGCTTGGCAAACCGCTGCACTGGTGGGCGGGGCTTATGGTCTGGCAACCGGCAGCTTGAAGAAAGGCTTGATGGCAGGTCTGGGCGCGTATGGCGGCGCAAGCATGATTCCGGGGGTCATGGAGGCAGGTGCGGCAGCAGCGCCTGCTGCGGTTACTGCCCCTTCTGTTGTGCCGCCCACGGCGGCTGTACCCAATCCCGGTGCGGCTACGTTAGGTTCTGGCTTTACCAGTTCTGCACCAAACATAACGGAATCTATTACTCCAGCTTTTAAACCTACTATTGGTGGAACCCCAACAGCTACTGCTGCCGCGCCTGCCGCTGCTGCAGGGGCTACTTTCCCTCCTGCTGCCGTGCGTCCTGACAGCATCGTAGCAACCGGTGCTACTCAAGGCGCGCCTAGCGTTCTGGCGCAGACCGGCAGCGGCATCAAGAATCTCCTGTCTGACCCGGAGAAACTCAAAGCTTTCCTTGGAGATCAAAAGTTCAACCTGCTCTCTTCTGCTGCGTCAGCCATGACGGACTATGAAAAAGAAGAAGAGAAAAGGCAAGCTGCGGCAGCTCCTTTGGCCACGTATCAATACGCCCCGCGTTATGCGCCGTCTGCACGCGCTGCTGGCAGCACGGCTGAGCGTACTTACTTTGCCGCTGACGGTGGGTTGGCATCCCTTGGCCCTGTGGAGAACATGTCGCAGCAGAACGCGATGATGGACAACTCTCGCTATCCAATGGCGTTTCAAAACACACCCACATACGCAAGCCCGGCAGAGCGTCCCATTTCTCAGAACGTCATCTATCCGCCCACCGATGCTGATGTGACGCCGTACAGCGGTACGTTGCGTATGGCCGAAGGCGGCATAGCTATGCTTGCAGCAGGAGGTAAGTCAGAAGCGCAGATCAGAGAAGAAGACGCGGCTAAAGAATTCCAAGCATGGCTAAAAGCACGTGGTGGTGACAAGACTACAGCCAAGAAAGAACTTGATGCGCGCATCAACGAGCTGAACAAAGAATATAAAGGCCGGATTGACAACTTTAACAAAGACACACAGGCAGAGTTAAGAGAACGGCAAAAAAATATTAACGCTGAAAAAGACAAAGCTTCAAAAGCGCAGATGCAAAAAGACCTTGCTGAATGGCAAAAGTCTCGTGCGGCTGAACTAAAAGGTCTTCAAGGCGAACAAACGTCGGCAGTTAAAGACCGCACAAACGAGTACAACAACCGTATTAAAGAACTGGACGCAGAGATCAAAGAGCGTCAGGCACTGCGCAACTTTGAAACGCAGGTGTACAAAACTGGTTATACCGGCGTAGCGGGGGATTTGAAGGCCGATGATCTGACGTCAATTAACAAAGTGTATGGCGCAGAAGTTGGCAAGCAAAAGAAAGAAATGGAAACGGCTGCAGCCGCGCTGGCTAACGCCAAGAAGACAGGTATTCAAAGTTTGATTGACCGTGCGCAAGAGTTGTACAACCAGCAAAAAGCTGAGTACGAAGAAGCAGGCGGCAAGCAAACCGCTCGCATACAGGAGTTTAGAGAGTCCACCAAACGCACCGGCGCATTGGGGCCGCGTGGGCAGTACACCACCACGCTAGGTGATGTTGACGCTATTAAAAAACAAATTGCCGAGATTAAAGCTAACCCTGCGCAGTCTACTGGCATGGGCGGCGCTACATTAAGTGCTGACCAGCAAAGGCAGATTAAAGACCTTGAAGCCAAATTAACTGGCATGTCTGCGGCTGAGAAAGTGTACAACCCCAAGACCGGTCAGTACGAAATACCCGCAGGCAGCAAGTTCCAAGAACTGAAAAAAGCGCCGACGTTTGATACGACCAAGAAGATTATGGAAGAAAGTGACATTGCCAACATGTTTGAGTACATGGCTGGTCGTCGTCCTACCGAAGGGGAGATGGCTAAGTACCTTGGCAAGTCTTTGTCTGAAGCGCAGCTTGCGCAACAGGTTGGCGCTATTGCTGAGTTGGGGGCAGTACAAAAGTTTACTGATGAAGACTTGAACGCACAGGCGCGCTACTACTGGGGGCGTGATATGTCCCGTGGTGAGCTTGCGTTCTTCAAAGACCCGGCAAACAGAATTACCAACTTCAACACGCTGCGTAATGCTTTGGTTAACAACTCTGCCTACCTGCAGAACCTTAACAAACTAAACCGTCAGGCGTTTGAACAACAGCAAGCAGCCGCACAAATTGCCGCTGAAGGACCTGCAGCACTTGAGCAAATTTCTTCTGCTTATCAAGACATCTTGGGCAGACCGCCCACTGCTGAAGAATTTATCTCTGCGCGTAACTCAAACGCTACTGCGTCACAGCTTGTGCAACAGTTGAAGTCTTCCCCAGCGTATCAAGCCAAGATGACACAATCGTTTGTGCCACCTGTGCAGACCCCGGCGGTCAAACCTGTTTCGCAAGAGCAGATCAACCAGTATCGGCAGGCGTACATGGCACCTACAACGCCTACGTCCGCAGAACCAAGGTTGGCTCCGCTGTTTAGTGGCACTGCAGGTGCAGGCGGCTATACGTTTACACCGCCTCAACAAGAAGCCGCTATTGCAGGCGCGCTGCCGTATACCGATGTGATTAACCGGTTGGGTATTGGCGGTGTGTATTCACAGATTGCGCAGAAGGCTCCTGAGTTGCAGCCGGGCTTGCGCTTTGGTGTACCGCAGACGTATACACCGATTGCTCAACCTGCTACGCAGCCCATGGCTGCTGGTGGTGTCACTGCGTTGGCTGCAGGCGGCAACATGGACCTTGGTGACTATTCCGATGGTGGGCGTCTTTTGAAAGGACCCGGCGATGGAGTATCTGATTCAATTCCTGCTTCTATTGGGGGCAGGCGCCCTGCTCGTCTTGCTGATGGTGAGTTTGTGATTCCCGCACGGATTGTGTCCGAGCTTGGCAACGGCAGCACCGAAGCAGGCGCACGCCAGCTTTACGCCATGATGGACAGGGTACAGAAACGCCGTCGCAAGAGTGTTGGTAAAAATAAGGTAGCCGTGGATAGCAAAGCAAGCCAGTTGCTACCCGCATGAGTATTCGTTATATAAACGCGGAACCGTTTTCGTTTTTAAAGGATTTGGAAGCGCTGTTCCCCGCGCACTATGAAGAGCTGTGTGTTACCAAAGATTTTCCGTTGATGCCGGATTATGACGCTTACAAGCGGCTGGCAGATGCGGGGCAGCTAGTGTGTATTGTGTGTATGGACGGTGACGAGGTAATTGGTTACATCGTTTTTCTGGTTCAACCGCATCTGCACTACAAGACATGTTTAACTGCGTTTGAGGACATTTACTACCTGAAACCTGAGTATCGCAAAGGACGCACGGGAATCAAGATGTTCAAGTACGCAGAAGAAGTTTTGAAGTCGGTGAATGTTAACCGCATCATCATGCACACCAAAGTGCATCTGGATAACTCCCGGCTGTTTGAATACCTTGGCTATAAGAACAGTGACAAGCTGTTCACCAAGATACTGTAGAGGCTGATATGAACTACTCGCGCAGACAACTGGAAGCTTTGGGGGAGCCGTTAGGGGAAAGCGTTACACGCGCTAAACCCGGTGGCCGTATATACGGCGGTGGCGGCAGTGCGCCCAGCTCTCCTACAAATGTCACGCAGACCAACCTTAGTTACCCGGCTGAGTTTCAGCCCATGGTCAGGGAGATGGCTCAGCGCTCACTGGCGCAAGCCTCGTCTCCTTATGTGGCGTACGGTGGTCAGCGTCTGGCTGGGTTTGACCCGCTACAACTAACCGCCCAGCAGGCGGTCGCTAACATCACGCCGTCTCAGCAACTGGGGCCAGCCACGCAATTTGCCTCGTCAGCAGGCATGAAAGCAGGCGACATCCAGTACACCCCGATGGGTGTGCAGACCCAATCGTTCTTGCAGCCGGGCATGGCGCAGGCGTACATGTCGCCGTACACCCAGAACGTCGTGGACATACAGGCGCGTGAGGCGCGCAGGCAGTCCGAGATTGAACGAAACAGAGCGCAGGCACAGGCTGTGGGGCAGGGCGCGTATGGCGGCTCCCGGCAGGCTATTGTGGAGGCAGAGCGTCAGCGTAACTTGGGGCAGCAGATTGGTGACATCCAGCAGCGTGGCCAGCAGGCAGCGTTTGAGCAAGCGCAAAACCTCTTTGGCAATGAGCAGCAGCGTGCGCTACAAGCTCAGCAGCAGACCGAGGCATCCCGTCAGTTCGGCGCAGGGCTTGGGTTGCAGGGGTTACAGGCGCAGCTACAAGCAGCGAACCAGCTTGCTGGCATCGGCGGGCAGCAGTTCCAACAGCAGGCCGACATAATTAACGCGTTATCTGCCGCAGGCCAGCAGCGTCAGGCACTTGAGCAACAGCGCTTGTCACAGGACTATCAGGACTTCCTGACACAGAAACAGTTCCCGTACCAGCAGCTTGCCTTTATGGGTGAGATGCTAAAGGGTGTGCCGCAGCAAACCACGCAACAGATTTATCAAGCGCCGCCTTCCTTGGTGTCGCAGCTTGGCGGTCTGGGTCTGGCAGCGTACGGTCTGTTTGGCCGCGGCAAAGCCGAAGGCGGTAAGATTGCCGAGGATGAATACGAAGAGCGCCCAGCCGGTTTGGGTGAACTGGCACTGCGCAACGCTCAGATGAAAGCGAGGGCCTAATATGCTGACATCACTACAAGGCAATGGTCGCGGCATTTCGTTTGACGATTACTTCAAACAGGCATTAAACCTCGACGTAGCCAAACTGGAAGCCATTATCCGTGGGCAGGATCACTCCATGCCCATCGTCGCTGCAATGGCTGCGTACGAGGTCAAAAAGCCCATGGTAACTGCTGCCGCAGGCCAGCAAGCGCAACAGCAGCTACAGCAAGCACAACCCACTGTTCGGCAGGAGATGGAACAGGAGATGAACAAGTCAGGAATGATTCCTGACATGGCGATGCTGCAACAGCAGCGCATGGGTCCGCAGCCTCCAGTACTACCTGAACAAGCTGGCGTTGGCGCGCTGCCTGCCCCGAACATGCAGGGTATGGCTATGGCGCACGGCGGCATCATTGCGTTTGACGATGGCGGTTATGTGCCGGGATACGCTGGGAATAATTTGTTTGCTCGCAGCGATGTTGATGAAGAAGAACTTGCTGCGTTAGAAGAAGAGCAAGTTAGTGCTATGCGTGGCCGAGGCGCGCAGCCTGTGGGCGGATTGCCAGAAAAAACGCGTAAGGTTTTGGAAAGTAAAGATAAAGTAGAAGAAAAACAAACTAGTGCTATGCGTGGGCGAGGCGCACCGCCTGTGGGCGGATTGCCAGAAAAAACGCGTAAATTTTTAGAAAACAAAGATAAAGAAAAGCTCAAGACCGATAAAACTCCAACGGAGTTAAAAGCGGCTAACGCAGCAATAAACGCGGCACTAGCAAAACAGCCTACCTTTACTGAAGTGCCTCCTCGTGCGCCTGCACCTGCGCTAAAACAAAAACCTGCAAACGTAGTTCCCGGTAGCAAATCTGATATTGACGAAGCTTTGGAAGCATCACGTCGTTTAAGCGGTGGCGCTGCACAAGACTACAAAGCAGCACTTGCAAACTATGGCGCAGAAGTAAAAACAGGGTTAGATGCACTGGCGGCTGAATATGAACGTGGTAAACCCGCAGGGCAAGCGTATTCAAAGTACGAACAATCTTTGCTGGCAGACGAAGCTGCAGCCAAAGGCAAAGAAGAACGCAATTTGCAGATGGCGCTTGTCAACGCAGGCTTGGCTATTGCTGGTGGCACATCACAGTACGCACTGGAGAATATTGGCAAAGGCGCACTGGTTGGCACCAAACAGTATATGGACGGTCTTGACAAACTGGAAGCCGCTGCTAAAGAACGCCAAAAAGCAATGGCTATGATTGAACAGGAACGCCGTGCTGAAGCTCGTGGAGATTGGAAAGATAAAAATGCTCTTGCTGCACGTCGTACTGAAGCTGAACTTAACGCTAAAAAGTTTGGCGTTGAAGGTCTAGGCAAAATATTTGAACTTGACACAAAAAGTTCTACAGATATTTATAATAATTTAGTAGCACAAAGGCACGCTGATATTCGTAATGAAAGAATGGCAGGCGTGTATGCTCAACGTCAAGATCCCTACAATGTTGCATGGGACAATGCTACAAAAGCAATGCAAGTATCGTTGCAGGCTAACCCTATGTTAGCAATGGAATACCAGAGAAATCCGCAGAAGTACCAGCAAGACTTTGATGCGCTGCTACAAAAAGCGCTAAGCAGAAACACACCAACTGGCGGTTCTGCGGTTATGCCTAGCCGCAGCGGTCTAAAATTCCTTGGCTTTGAGAAACAATAAATTATGCCAATAGCACGCTTTCAAATGCCCGATGGTAGGGTGGCACGCTATGAAGTGCCAGAAGGTACTACGCCTGAACAAGCGCAAGTAATGATTGCGCAGGCGTTAGGCATGCAACCAGAAGAAGCCCCCCGTCGTCCGGGCATTTTGGAAAGCGGGTTAGGAGGGCTTGAAAAATTACTATCTTCGCAACGCACAGCATTAGCTACTCCGTTAGGTGCCCAAGAAGCTGCACGCGCTGGTCTTGAACGCGCTCGTGCACTGGAAAAAGAATATCCGTCGCAGCTAAGCCTTGAAGCGGTAAAGAAAAAATACGAAGAAGCAGGCGTCTTGCCTGCGGCTGGTGAAGTGTTACGTCAAGCACCACACTTCATCATGGAGCAAGTTCCACAGCTAGGCGAAATGTTTGCTGGGGGTAGGCTAGGTGCAATGGCTGGCGCGCCTGCGGGTCCAGTGGGCGCTGGTGTAGGTGCTGTTGTAGGCGCTGTTACGCCACTTGTACTACAAGCGTATGGCGCTGGAGCAGAACGCCGAGAGTTAGAAGGGCTTGAGCCAGATATAGCTAAGACGGGGACAGCAGCAGTTGCTACCGCCGCTACAGAGTTTGCGGCCACATTGATACCGTTAGGCGGTAAGTTAGTTAGCCGTTTGGTGGGTTTACCTGAACGCGCATTAACGTCACAGTCCGGGCGCAAACTGGCAGAAGAAAGCTTAGGAAAAATGATAGCCAAAGGAGCTGTCGTTGGCGCTGGCGCTGAAATACCCGAAGAAGTGGTGCAGCAAATGTTAGAACGCTGGCAAGCTAACCTGCCGTTGACTAACAATGACGCACTAAAAGAGTATGGTGAAGCTGCGTACGGTGCAACATTGTTTGGCGGTCCTTTTGGTGCAGGTGCAAGGGCAGCACAACGTTCACAAGCACGCAAAGAAGTGGCTGCAGAAGAAGCTACTGCAGCAAGAGAACGCACACTTGCCGAACAAGAAGAACAACGAAAGTACTTACAATCTGAAGAGTACCTGCTTGGCCTTGAGCCGCGTATTGCTGAACTTGTTACGCAACGTGACAAATTAAAAACAGAACGTGATGCGGCGGTAGGCAAACGTCCGGGTAAGAAAAACAAAGCTGCGCAGGCTGAGTATGATGAAGCAGCCGAACCGTTCAACGCACAATTGCGCGACATATACGCCGAACTAAATCCTCTGCAACAAGAGTTCACGCGCAACAAGAACAGGATCGAAGAACTTAAAGAAGAAGTACGCCTTAGAGGTATTTCTCCAGAAGAGTATTTGCTTGAACAAGCAGGCGTTACGTTCCCTGCTAAAAAAGAAGGTGAAGCAAAAGAACCCACGGACGAAATTAGCGCGTGGTGGGAAAAAACTGGCAAAGAGAAAAAAATAACGCCAAAGCAAAAAGCGCTTGACGACGCACTTGAAGGACTGCGTTACTTTGACAGAATTACTAACCCGCGTGATGTAGCGCAAGTTCTTGCTACTGATCCTGAACTAATTAACGGCATTTTGTCAGAGGAACTGACAGTCCCTGAATACACGCCAAACCCAAACCCAAAAACTGCGGAAGAAAAGCAAGAAGCAAAACGCGTAAAAAGTAACAAAAAGTTGCTTGATGAGCTACTGCTTCAATATCAAAAACGTGTTGGTGAAGCTATAGGAGGCCGACGCGAAGCAGGTTTGCGCGCAGCAGAAAAAGAAGAAAAACGGCAAGCAGCTATATTTGAAGAAGGCGCAGCGCTTCGGCGTATAGGCGCTGTTGACATAGAACGTAAAAAACTTGGACAAACAGCAGTACCTACTTCAGTAACAGCAACGTTGTCACAGCTTACATCTGCGCTTGAACAAAAAGCTGAAGGCAAAGAACCTGCAGTATCCATTAAAGATTTAGAGGAAGCGCTTCGCGCACCAGAAACACCGCCGTCTGTGTTATCTGTTGTGCAAGATGTTGTTAAAGAACGTGCCCCGCAGTTCTATGGTGCTCCTGATGAAGAAGGCGTTCGTAAACCTCTAGCAGAAGATGTTGCTAATAACTTACTTAGGTTGATGTCACGCACAATTGCCAAAGGCATTGAGCAAGACAGAGCCGATGAAGAAATTTACGCTGATCTGACAAACAAAGAAACAGGCGTGTTGGGCGACACGCTTCGTAAATATTCTGCTAAAGACAGAGAAGTTTTAAAAAATATAATTGCAGACGCGCGCAGTGCTACTGCTGCACCGCCGGTGACAGAAGAAAAAGCTCCCGCAATAGGAACGGTTAGCCCACTAACAGCACGCGGCACGCGCATGCAAATGCAAAAACGCGCTGATGAATACGCCACGCAACGCGATGCTGCACTGGAAGATTTACAAGGGTTTGTGGAAGATATGGCAAGCCGTCGCACGCTTGCGGACGTGCGAGGAAAAGAAGCGTCGTCCACGGATAAAACGCTAAACAACAAAATTGAAGCCGCTAAACGCGCATATATAGAAGCTGCAATATATGAAGCAGCGTATCGCAGACAAGCAGACGATCTGCAAGCATTAACACAAGAACAAGTAAAAATTGCAGCCAGTTTGTTCAACATGCACTTAAACCGTTTGGTGTTAACGCAAACACCAAGAGCAACGTTACCTGCTGGTGTTACAGAAGAAAACACAATAAACGCGCTTGAAACTATTCTTGCACGTTTAGCAATACGTCGTCCTGAACCTCGTCGTGTTGAAGCAGAAGGTTTACGCAGACAAAGCGCGGCTGGAGAAGCAAGGCGTGTTGAAAAAGCGCGAGGAGAAGAAGAACCTACCCTAGCGAGGGAGTTAGGTAAACGCGAAAAGTATGTTGCGGACATGGTAGAACGTGTGCTGCAAACGCGCGTGCCCTCACGGCAGGTAGAGGGGGTAGAAGGTCTACCAGCTAAAGGTAGACGCCAGCTTTACCCAGAACTAGAACGCGCGTTTAACACAGCGCTGGACGTGCTGTATCAAAACAAAGCGTCGCGTACGTTACTGGATGCTGTTGAAGATGCAGCAGATCGCACACTGCGTGGACAAGATGTAACTGACGCCGCTACGCCAATTAACGAAGAACTGCGTTTGTTAAGCGGTCTTGCACAAGAAGTACCGCAGCCTTCGTTGTTTGGTAAAAAAGAAGACATCGCAATTGTGCGTAACAATTTTAAAAACTTCGCAAAGTTTTTAAAATCTAAAGAAGTTAACACAATTAAAACGCGAGAACAGTTGCGTAAAGTTTCAGAAGAAGCAAAGTTAATGTCAGTGTATGACACTGATTTAGATGCACGGCAAAAAATTGTTGAAGCTTTGCGTTTGCAAGAAGCGCAGGATGAGCTTGACCTTTTGCGTTTTTCTGAAGAAGCCGGTGTTGATGTTAACGACTTGCTGACTAACAGAGATTATTCTAGAGCGCAAGACAGGCTGTTAGAAACGCAAACGCGTTTAGCAAAAATTGAACAGCTTATTGCTGATGCTAACAAAACAAAACGAATTGCAGCGCAAAAAGGACAAACACGTGAATGGCCGCTTGGACGGCTGCTTACATTAACGTCAGAGCTTAAAGGTGAAATTGCAGACCTGAAGTACAACACCGCTAAAAAAATGACGGAGTTAGAAACAGAAATTCGTGCGTACTATGGTAGGCAGCAACGGCTTGAAACTGTTAATGAACTAAAAGCGGAGCTAAAGAACATACGTTTTTGGCGCGATAAAGCAAAAGAACAACTAAATAAAATAACAACAGCACTGCGCGGACAAACAGAAGTACCTGCCGTGCAAATGTTATACAACGATGTTGTTGTTTTAGGTAACAAAGCAAAAACGCTAATGCGCGGGATTGCATTAGCACGCGCAAAAGAAAGATTGTTTTTTGCTAGTGAAAGATCTTTTTTTGAAATTGATGCGTATTACACTGAAGCTGAAAGTGCTTTGCGTGAGCATATTGGCAAAGGCTACAGCGAAACCAACACGCCTAGCGGGTTAAAGTTTAAACGAGATTTGCTTGAAACCGAACTGCGGCAAATACGCGCACGCGTTAAAACAGACGCCAATGCACAGCAACTAAAAACAATTGCAGACGCTAAAGTTGCACAGATAAAAGATGTTAATGAACAAATTGATACTGCGCAGCAAGAGTTAGGGCGTCTGGCAAAAGAACGTGAAAGCGTGCGTGAAGAACAAACGCTTATTTCTATGTTGGCAGCAAACGATAAACGTATTGTTGCAATGAAAGATAGGCTTGCTGTTCTTGAAGATAGACTAAAAAGCATTGACTTAACTTCACAAGAACAGCGTGCTGCGGCTAAAGAAGCAGCAGAGTTGCGTCAAAAAGTTGCCGTTGAAACAAAAGCCGCAGAGCAAGTGCGTGATGCAGCTAACATAAAACGCATGCGGGGAGAAGAAGAACTGCAACGTGGGCTTGGGTTGCCCGGCGCTATTTATCCGCGGCAACAAGCAACGCAAGCTATGAACATTGTGCGGCGTGCGTTAGCCAGCAGAAAAAAAATTGAAGACAAGATTACGCAACTTGAAGAAGCGCTTGCAACCGCGCCAGAAGAGAAAAAAGCAACGTTGCAAAAACGGCTAGACAAAGCCAACAAACGTCTTGAAAAATATGAACAGCGCGTGATGCTGCCTGTAAACGCTGCTGCACGTGCAGCAGGTATTGAAATTACTAAGCCGTTTGAGATGTTTGGTAAGCCGTGGGAAAAATCCGCAGTAAAAGCTAAACCTGTTACTAAAGCACGCGGTTTGTTTACCGAAGAAACCGAAGCAGAACGCGCAGAACGTTTAGCAGAAGAAAAAGAACTGCCCGGTGTTACAGAAGAACTTAAGCTGTCTCCGGCAGAGCAAGCGGCTGCGGCAGCAGAAACAGCGCGTGTTTTAGCCGCACAAGCCAAAGAAACACGCATACATCCTACAAAACGGGCGCGGCCTAAACGTGTTCGTGGAACCGGCGCGCAAGAAGAATACGTACGTAGCTCGCCTCGTTATATTGCAGCGGTAAAAGAATACGGTCCTCGAAGTGCGCAAGCCATGCGTGCAGCTAAACAGTCTGGCATGGAGTACTTTGTCAAGTTAGGCGCTGGGCTAACAGAAGGTGAATACGCAGAAAAGAAAGGCACTTTCCGTAAACAGGTAGAAGCGGGGTTTGCTCCAATTAAAACAAAAACTGCGCAGTTTAAAGAGAAGGACTTGAGTAAAGCTATCAACCAGTTTGTTGTTAGCAAAAAAGACGGCACTGTTTTGCGCCTTGGAGAAAAAGTTGTTGCTAACCCAATAAGCAAAGAAGAAGCGCAAAAGTTTGCCGCAAACTTAAAGAAAAACTTACCAAAGAATATTAAGTTTTACTATACGTATGATGTAAGCGGTGTGCCAGAGCACATACTGGAGCACATGCGTGCGCAAAAAATAAATCTTGCTGACCCAGACTCAACAGTTAAAGGTGGCGTTACGCCGGATGGGTCTGTGTTAGTAATTGGTAATCAGCATGAAGACCTGCTTGACTTAGAAGTCACGGCTGCACATGAACTGATTGGGCATTACGGTATTGACACCATGCTGGGACGCAAAGGCATGCTGGCTTTGCTAAATGCTGTGGAAAGTAAAAAAGACGGCATGTTGGGTTTTGCCGAACAGTTAGGTGTTGAAAAATACGTTGAAGAAATTAACGTAGCAACTGAGAACGAAGTTGCAGCCGCAAAAACACGCGGAGATAGCGCAGCAGAAATACAAGATATACGTGACCGAGGACGCATGACTGCGTTGCGGGAAATGATTGCGCGCGCCGCAGAGAAACCTGTGCTTGCAGGAAAAACAACCGAACCGGCAAAAGCCAAAACAGCGCTTAAACAGATTCAAGATTTTATTAAAAATATAATAGCTGCACTTCGTACAGCTATGATCAAGTACGGGTTTAGCAAATACATAAATCTTGATACTAATGACATATACAACCTGATTCAGCAGTCTGGGGATAGTATTCAAAATCATACCATTGGTACGTACCGCAACCCGGCTGGTGACATGGTGTTCAGAAAAGAAGCAGCAATTCCCGGACCTGAATCAAAACCTGCACTACGTGCATTTGCTGACGACTACATACAAGAAGACAGCAGAACTTTTGGAGAACACTTTTTAACTTCAGCAGGGCTTTCTTTAAAGCAAGCAATTGTTGACCGCTGGGCTGGCGTTGCCGAAGCCGGACGGCGAGGTAAGATGGACGAAAGCGCTTATTACCAAATGATGTTTTATGCGCGCGTACATGACAACCGCACATCCGTAACGGCAAATGCGCTAAACAACGGCGCACCTACGTTAGTAAAAGATTCAAAAGGTAACTATGTGTTATCAGACACGGGCGGAGCTGCACCCAAACAAATGGTTGAAGTTTTAAAACGTGTTAAAGGCATGGGCAATATTGCTGCCATCACAAAAGATTTTCAAGCTGGGTTAATGGCGTATCGTGCGCGTGATGTAGGACCACAAAGACTTAACTTTGAACGTCCGCCGTCAAAAGAAACATTGCAGCGTACCATCGAGGCGTTTGAGTCTGTGCCTGAGTTTGTTAAAGCGCGTGAAATTTACACGGCGTATAACCGTGGTCTGGTGGATTTTTTAATACAGGCAGGTGCCATTACTAAAAAGCTAGGAGAATCATTAAAGAAAAGTAACTACGTTCCGTTCTATCGTATGGAAGGTGATTTTGTAGTGCTTGATCTTGGAGATCGTACGTCTTTAACAATTGGTAATGTGAAAACGCAGCCGTATCTGCATAGCTTAATTGGTGATGATGCAAAAGTTCGCGGCGACTTTTTTGCAACGATAGTACAAAACACATCCATGATTGTAGATATGGGGCTTACAAACCTTGCAAGCAAAGAAGTTGCGTTTGGGCTAGAAAGTGTGGGGCTGCTAAAAGGAACATATAACCCGGAAACCGGCAAAACTAAAATGATATTTGACGGTACTGGACCTGCCAGTGCTGATGCTGACATTTTCCGTTTTAAGATTGATGGGCAAGATAAATTTGTGCGGGTAGCTACAGAAGCCGTTGGCATACCATCGTCGTTAATTGTCCATGGTATGCACGGAACCACTACCACAATGGGCGCTGGTATGCGCTTGCTTGCAATTCCTGCAAAGCTGCTGCGTACGTTAGTTACGCGTTTGCCGTTGTACCCAGCACGCCAAATTGTTCGTGACTCTGCTTCAAACTTTTTAGTTACTGGCGGAAACATGACACCTGTTCTGAGTTCAGTTAAAGAACTTATTAACATGTACAAAGGAGCTTCGGAAGAAGAAAGAACTTTGCAAAAAGCAGGCGTCCTTGGAGGTCAAATAATTTCCGGTACGTCAGAAGACATGGAAAAAATTATGTTGCAGTTAATGAAAGGCGACATCAGTCCCCTCGCTAAACTGGACATGCTGGCTATGAAAGCCGACGCTTCTTCTCGCGTAGCACTGTATAAGAGCTACCGGCAGCAAGGTTTGTCAGAAATGGAAGCAACACTGGCTGCCATGGAATCTATGAACTTCACTAAACGCGGCACTAGCGGTACGTTGTATGCGTTGAATATGATGGTGCCGTTCTTAAATGCGCAGATTCAAGGTTTGAATGTACTGTATGAATCTATGCGCGGTAAGTTACCATACGCACAACGTCTTGATGTTCAACGTAAATTAGCAGTGCGCGGCGCTCTGTTAGCAATGGCTACGGTAGCGTACGCAAGCGCTATGCGAGATGATGATAAATACAAACGCGCTAAATTACGTGACAAACTTACTAATTTCTTTGTGTCAATCCCCGGCGTGGAAGAACCGCTACGTATACCCATCCCATATGAAGCTGGTTTAATTTTTAAAGCGTTGCCAGAGGCTATTGTTATAGCCATGGAAAAAGATGAAGATGCTTCAAAAGTAACTAAAGGCTACGCCGATCTCTTAATGCGTGCGCTGCCGCTTGGACCTACAACGTTTGTGCCACAAGCCGTTAAACCTGTGCTTGAAACAATGCTAAACAAATCGTTCTACACCGGCGAAGACATTGAATCCGGCACTGAACAAAGCCTGTTACCGGAAGCACGGGTTAGGGACAAAACGTCAGGTGCAGCGCAGGCAATGGGTAGAGCGTTTGGTGTATCCCCTGTAAAAGTAGATTATGCAGTGAACGCGTATACAGGCGGGTACGGGCTGCTGCTCATGAACATGATAGGTTCACTGTTGCCAACGACAGGCCCTGAAGCACCGGCGCGTGCGATGTCTGACATTCCGTTAGTGGGTTCCATGTTCCAGCCGGTTAATGGTATGGGACAGCTCGATGTGTTCTATGAAAAAGCGGAAGAGTACGGACAGATAAAAGCAACGTTTGATAAGTATGTTCAGCAGGGGCGTGAAAAAGAAGCCATGGAACTAGCAGATGCTTACGGTAAAGAAATAGCTATGGATAAACTAGCCGACAAAGTAAAAGCAAAAATGACTGAATTTACAAAAATGGAACGTTTAATACGCGCGTCAGACTTGAACCCGTTGGAAAAACGCCAGCGGGTAGAAGAAATACGCATGTTTAAAGACGACTTCGCACGAGCGTTTAATACCGCCGCGCGCCTACAGTAAACAACAGGCCGATCTTGCCATCCACGATGGCAGGTTCGACTTTCCCGCGGATGCGGTAACGTAGCCCTTCCTTCAACCCTTCCTCACGGGTCTTGGCAAAGTTCAGCGTTGGGACAAAAAAGCCCCCGTAAGGGGGCAAGTCCAACCACGGATATTTAATCGTCAGCTTCTTTGATGAGGGCATCGAACTCATTCTTTGGTTGACTGATCTTCAGTACGTTCACGCGCATCGGTGGTCCGTTGGTCTTGCGTAACAGGTCAAAGCGTTTGACGTATTCCACGCGGTAGCGAATCTCCAGTTCAGCCCTGAAGTCCAGATACCCATAGCCCAGCGCTGCGCAGTGACCCTTCAACTGCTGCTCTTCAATGTAGAAGTCCACGTACCCCGGTGATACCTCGTGCTCCACCCGCCCCGCGACCTTGGTTCGCAGGGTGTTCTTCTCTACCAGCGTATCGTCGCCAAACCGTGCGCCGATGGGGTCAGCCGCCGAGAACACCACCAGATTGCCGTAGAAGGTCGTGGTGTAGTCAGCCAGCACATCTTCTGCCGTACGCACGGAGAGCTGCATCTGGCCACGCTGGTCAGTCACCATCTTCTTCAGTGACTTGATGATGCCCTCAACCGGCAGGTTGATGATGCCTGCGTAGTTGTCGCCCAGCAGGATGGCAGCGGTCACGTTGGCCGTGCAGCCTGCCAACCAGAAGCGCTCGTCGTCCACGATGTCGAACTCTTTCTTCAGACGGGCGCTGACTTTAGCCAGCATATCAATGACAACCTCGCGGTTCTGCATGACCCACCGGACAAAAAGTGGACCCGCTATTCCGTAATTCTCCTCGTACGTCTTGATCAGTGCCAGTTCGGCATCGTTCCAGCGCAGCTTGATGCGTGGGTTGTACTCCAGCATACGCCGCAGTTCGCCCTCAGATGAGTGCTTGCGAGCGCCGGTCATGTAGTCCAGCACGATGGTGTTGGAGGCCATCAAGCACTGGCCTTTCCAGAACGACGTGTTAATCCGTTCCTTGTTGGCACCGCCCTCCATCCTGTCCTTGCCGCCGCCCTCGCTGTAGCTGAAGACGAAGCTAGGGAACCACTCCAGCTTCTCCCGGTTCTTGGTCGTGATTTCGTCCGAGATCAGCGGCTCGCTGTTTAAGAGGCCAGCACGCTGGAGCATGGCCACGTCAGAGGTCGATGCGTTGACCCGGTAGCGGTTAGGATGCCCCCAGATAGACGCCGCCATGCGCAGCGTGTACGACTTGCCGGTGCCGGACTCCCGATGGCCAAGGTGGAATGTCATGCCGTCAATGCCGGTGAACTCCATCAAGGCTGAACCGAACCCTGACATGGCGCAGGCCAGCAAGGGATGCAGCACGTCCACGCTGTTGTACGCCGAGGCAGATAGCAAGGCAAAGCGCTTTCTCCAACCGTCCAGCGTGCCGTCCCGGTCGGTGGCCTGATAGACGTTCTCCAGCCCCGGCATGGGTATTTTGCGCAGCTCTCCTGTGGGCGTGTAAATCGTGTTGTGGTGCACGAACGTGCCATCTTTCTGCCAGCCATAGTTCGCTGGCACCCCCACCGCCCCACGCTCCGCGCTGTAGTTCTCCACACACGCACGTACATACGTGAAGAGATGCGCGTCATTCCCGGCACCGAACGCTGCGATGATGTTCTGCGCTGCCAGCGCCTTTGCCAGTTCATCCTTGCTGATAATAACCTTCTGCGGGAACAGGATGTCCACCGCACCTTCAGGACGCAGCGCGACCATGTGAACCGTATGATCGCCGCCCACCGGCTTTAAGATGTCCATGATGAACAAATCATACGACAAGATCATCTTCATCTCTTTGGTCGTGTCCCCCGCTTCGGTCGGAATCTCGACTTCCCGGTAAATACCACCCTTACCACCGTACGCGAATCCCCGTGGAGGTGACGGCCTAACATACGTAATCTGCGCTGCCTCGGCAACGTCAACAGCGTTTTGATTAGCAGGCGTTGCCGTGAGTATCTTTTCCTCAGTCTCAACTTTCACCTCGCGTCCAAGCGCCAAAGGGTTGGTGATTTTCCCAAAGTGTTTGCATCCTGCGCACACGCCGGGGTTCTCGCTGTCAAACTTTACGCAGGGGTAAGGTCCCTTAATTTCGCGCAGCTTTTGCGCCATCCTCTCTTTTGTGTACGGGTGTCGGTCTGTAAGAAAGTTTGCTGCCTTTACTCCGTCCTCGCACTTGACGGCGATGGACAAGAGGCCGCGCCACAGAGGCTCCATGCCGTCTTCTTGCGCGTTGTCCAGATAGTATTTGAGTTGGCCGCAGCCTTCCCCTTTCGCAGTTTTTTGTAGGATTGATTTGAAAAACGTCGCTGAATTTTCAAACAGCTTCAGGGTCGTTGCGTTCTTGGGCAACGACGGTTTCTTTCCGGGCAGTGTGTCAAAGACCGGCACGGGGTCGGTCAGGTTTTCCTTGACCAGCGTGGCGAACTCGTTGAAGTCAAACGTCTCTGGCTTGGGTTCTTGCCAGACCACCACTGGCAGCGTGATGCCATACTTCCTGACGCGCTTCCAGTTGGTAGTACCCGGCACACGCAAGACCCGCGCTGCATCGGCAGGCACAGAGAAGTCAATACGCAACCCTTCCTGCTTGCACAGGCGCTTGAAGTTCTCTGCTACCGGCTTCCACTGAGCGATGTCGATGTTGGCAGTGAGCGGCCAGTACACATGGTAGCCCCCGCCTGAATCAACAACGAGAGGCACGCCCAGCTTGTCTAGCCCGGTCTTGGTGAGAAAAGCATTGAAGGCAGCGATACCCAGCTCTTTATTAGCGTACGTCTTGGGTCCGTCTTCCGCGCAGTCTATGTCGAGAAAGAACGAACGCATGACTTTGGCGTTCTCCGCCGTGCGGTCACCTGAGTGCTTGTACGCTGCCAGTGCAAAGTACGCATCCTTCTGGTCGCGGTCGAACTGTGCAGCATTAGCCGCAAGCTCTTCTAGCGAACTGCCGAAGATGTGCTCTTTCTGGCGAGAGTCGAATTCTGCGACGCAGTAATAATTTTCTGCGAACGGCAGTACTGCCGCCAGAAACTCTAGCGGTTCCATGATTGCCCCCATAAGTTAGCGCCAGTCGCTGCGGGGTTCGGAATGTATAAGGCGTTCGAGACGCTTAAGTATTTCTTCCTGCCACTCCTTATCTAGTTTTCCTTCATCTAACAACATGTCGGCATACCTGATCAGTTCGCTATCTGTCAGGTTGGAAGGTTGAACGCTGAACATATTCTTCTCCGTGCCTCCTCCAGCGTGGGGGAGGTTTGTAGTATTTGTAAAAGGGACGAGACAGCGCTGCGGTACGGCTGCAATATCTCACCGCCAGAGAACCAGTTATAGACCGTCTGGCGCGTGGCACCAGTGGCGTTTGCAATAAGCAGGACAGGCACATCGAGATGCACGCAGTACCGCCCAAGCTGATTACCCAGCGTCTTGGGGGACTTCATTATCCTGTCAGTAACAGTGGGTGAATAAGGCATAGGTATGTTGTGTAGTTAAGGGTGCGGGGTCACTGGCCGAGGTGACAGCCTTGAAAGGGGTAGCCAGCCCCCGCTGCCGGTGTTATTAGCGCCACCTCCGGCTGGGCTACGAAGCGTTAATCGTCAGTGTCGTCCCACGCATCCACGATCTTCGACAGATCAGCGCCTGCTTTGGGTACGTTGGCAGAAGCGCTTGTCTCCTTGCGCACTGCCGGTTCACTTGTCTCTTCCTCTTCCTCGACCTTGGGCTTGGTCTGCTTGGCAGGTTTAGCTGCCTTGGGTGCAGTGCCTGCCACTTCCGTCTGCGCAATCGACTTGGTGTCGGTCTGAGCAACCGTCATCGTGACAGCGTTAATCGCCTCACGAGTCTGGCCTTTCTCCACCGCGACGGCGTACTCGTCATCGGTCAACCAGCGCTTAGCTTCAAAGAACAGCTTGGGCACAGGTGCCTTGGTGTCGAACTTCAGACGTGTCACCACAGCGTCAGGGCCAGCGCCCATCGCTGCCATGTAGCGAGCGTATGCCTGCAGAGGACGGTTCTTGCCTTCCTCTTTGCCGAAGATAGACTGCGCAGGAAGTGATAGCTGCATCACGTCACCACTCATATCGTTCTCCAGCACCACAGCGAGACGCTGGCTGTAGCGGCATGCGCGGCTGGTGCCGTCACCTGAACCCGCGATGTTCTGAGGGCAGGATGCGCATGTGCTTGACTGTGGCTTCTCAGCCTGCGGAGAAGGGCGCTCACCATCAGGCGACCAGCAATCAGGGGCACTTGTCTTGCCCTCTTCATACTTGCCCATATAGAACGTGCGCGAAACCTTCGGTGCAGCGTGAACAATCACCACATCAAGAAAACGCTCGTCAATGGACGCGATCTCTTCACCGGCAGAGTACAGACGGAATACACCACCCTTGATAGAGATACGCTTGCCACCGCCTTCACCGGCCAGTGCTTTGGTAACAGCGGAGACAGCGCCACGCTTGACGAACGATGGAAGAGTCTGAGGATTGAATTCAACGATATTTGACATAGGTTTACTCACTTAGAAGGTTTACGAACACTAATCTGATACTGCGTATCAGCGTTAAGTCCCGGCGGTACTTTGTCGGGATTTTCTTCAAGGAACTGCGCCATGTTGCGCTGGGCAATACGGCGCTCCAGAAGATCAACGGCGTCGTTCTTGATGACGAACTCCTTGAACGACCCCCAATCTTGTGTGGTGTAGCGGGTTTTGGTGCCGAGCATTACGGTGCCAGCGTCGGTGCGCATGGACTTCGTGCCCATCGCCAGCATCTGATCTTTCATGGCGGCTTCAAGCTGGTTCTCCTGCTCGTCCAGCGTAGCCATCTCATCTTCGTACTTCTGGGTCAGCTCGCTTTTTGCATTGCGTATCTTCAAGTACGCCTTGGCGAGCTTATCCATAGGGATAATCTCTGTGTTCATACTTTCTCCTGTGGTTGGGTACTACTGTCAAACATTTTACAACTGGCTTTTAGAACCTGCAAGCTCTTCTTCATACAGCTTGACCAGCAACGCATGGTCATCCACGCGGCTTGCCAATCTTTTAAACATTCTCTTTTCAAGTTCGCTACCTTCGATGTGCACGATGGTCACCTTGTCAGAGGTCTGCCCCACGCGGTCAGTGCGTGCGCAGCACTGCAAGTAAGTCTCCACGCTCATCACAGGCCCCCAGAACACTACTGTGTCAGCGGCAGTCAGCGTGACTCCGTGCGATGCAGCCTGTGGCTGAATGATCAGTACACGAGGTGACTGAGTAGTCTGAAACTGTTTGAAGATCAACGTGCGTTTGGCCGGTGTAACGTCGCCGTGTATCTGTGCGCAGTCGATCTGATGCTTTTGTAGAAAGTCCGTGATGGTGTCGATGCTGTGTCGGTACGGCGCAAAGACCAGCACCTTACGCGTTGTCTCTTCCAGCACCTCCAAGAGCACGTTCAAGCGCGGGGAGCAATCGAACTCCACCACCTCGGCATTGTCCGTGTAGGCCGCGCCTGCGCTGATCTGAAGCAGCTTGTTGACGCCAGCCGCAGCGTTGACTGCGGTAATTGTCTCGCCTGCTGCCTGCATCACCATGCGGTCTTTCAGCATCGCGTAGTACTTGTTCTGCTGGGCAGTTAGTGGCACCTCACGCGTGACCGTGATTACCGGGGGCAGGTCAAGACACTGTTCTTTTGTAAAGCGGATCGCTGGCTGCAGCGCCTCGTGCACATCGTCACTGGATGTGGGTTTGGGTAGCCACTTAAAACGTGAGGCCTGATACATCACCTTGTCGCGCCAGCCTGTGTAGAACTTCGGCACACCTGTGGGATTGACCAGCTTGGCCAGACCGTACGCATCCAGCGGTGACTGCGCTGCCGGGGTGCCCGTCATCATCCAGAGATACGTTGTGGGTTTCAAGATCATCTGCAAGGACTTGAAGCGCTTGGTGCTGACGTTCTTGTAAGCGTTGGCTTCATCCACAATCACCAGATCAAACGTGCCGTCCTTGACGATCTCATCAGCAATTAAGTTCAGCCCATCGTAGTTGGTGATGACGAACTCATAATCACCCTTGACCATCTCCAGCCTGCGCGCAGCCTGCGAGTGGTGCGCCACGATAGCGCTTCTGTGGATGATGCTGTTGTTCAAGTCCTGCATCCACGCCGAGGTCATGATGGACAGCGGACACAGTATGAGAACGCGCCGCACCTCGTTTATCTTCATGAGGTAGTCAGCCGCCCACAGCGCTGACATAGTTTTGCCAGTGCCGGGTTCAGAGAATACAAATGCTTTGCGATTGAGCGTTAGGAACGACGCAGTTTCACGTTGGTGCGCAAAAGGCTGGAAGCGTCCCGGCCAATCATATTTGCCATCAATGGGCGAGACAACCTTCTTGACGCCCAGATTGCGTAAGACCCGCGCCTCGTCCAAGCCGAAGTGAACAGCAACTTCATAGATACCATCTTTTTCGCCTACGATTTTATGTTTAGGAATGATTGAAAACTTATCAGGATTACGTGTGCGTAAGAGAAATAACTTGTTGTCAATGATTTGCATTATTTATTGTCTCCCTGATTAGCGCTCTTTGCGCGCAGCCGCAGGTTGCCTTTGGTTGACTTGCCGCCTTTGCGCAATGGTTTGATGTGGTCGATGTCTTTCCCGCTACGGTCAACACCCAGTTTGTCGTACATGCGACGCGCTCTCTGGCGCTCATGCTGGGCACTGCCGGGACCGGACTTGCCGGTCTGTAAGTCACGCTTGTATTCCTTCTTGTAGTCTCTGGTTGCCATGCTGGCCTCCTAATGCTTTGGATTATGCTCACACGTTGTAACCGGGCACCAGCCACATAACGGCGTTGGGTTGGGGTTCCACACATCGTTGCTGTGACACGCCGACAATCTAGCTACGCGTTCCCGGTATCTCCACCACGCAGCTTCTTCCTCATCAATGGTCATTTCATGCTTGACCATCGTATTCTTGACCACAAACAGCAGCGCTGACTTCACGCGCTTGATGTGTGGGAAATGCTTGAACACCATCAGCGACATCAACACAAGCTGGTCACGGTCTGGATACTTGTCGTTGCCTGTCTTGTAGTCCACGACATACGCTGTGAAGTTATCGTCGTTAACGATAACCAAGTCAGCGATGCCTCGCACCCACACGTTCTCACTCTTGAAGCCGCAAGGGTTTAACTCTTCCGTCAACCCCATCTCGTACTCAACAAACTTTCTCCCCGGCTTGGCAAGCAGCGAGTCCAGCACAGGCTTTACGTATTCGAACTGCGGCGGCATCTCCACGTTGTCGCGCACGTACTTCTCTGCTGCTTCGTGCAACTGCGTGCCATACCGGATTTGTTCTGTGTCAGGGAACGGATACTTCTTCAACACCTTGACTTCGTAATAGCGTCTTGCACAACCTTCAAAATCTTTAAGCGCACTGTGCGACCACTTAACTTTTTCCATTTTCACTTGGCTTCTCCATAGCGTACAGCAGCATCAATATCTGCTTTCAACGGTATCCCCGGCATGTAATCCGGGTCAGCGACCATCTGGTCGTACACCCACGGCATATCGTCTGAAACCGAAGTTTCAGGACACAGCACTACCACCTCATCATGTACCGTCAGGACACACTGCAGACGCTCTTGTATGCGCAGCATACCGTCTGTCATTACGCAACGAGCCACTGCCTGAACGATGTTTTCAGTCAGCTTCCCGCCGTACAGCTTGATCTTGTCTTCGCCATAGACCCACTGTTTGCGGCCTTGCTCGTCAAGCTCAAACTGCAGATCAGGATAGCGCAGAGACAGGCCGCTTGGCAAGACCACCTCGCCCTTCCTGAAGATCAAACACTTGTGCCTGTACTCTTTGCCAAGATATAAACTATGCTCAATCAAGTTCTGGCACATGTCCCAAAACATCTTAACCGGTTGCGCTGCGTCTCGATAACGATCAATAATCTCTTTGGCAACTACGCAGTGCACCAGCAACTCCTCTTCCGTGCAGGTGTGGGGTATCTCTGCCATCTTCTTCAAGTTCACATCCCACTCAACGAAGCGGTGTACTTTCTCCGCTGTGATACCCAGTGTGCGAGCGTCTTGCTTGGTGTAGCGCAAGGGCTTAGCGCCAAGGAACCCCGTCAGAAGCTGCGCTGCGAACGACGCCCAACCTAGCCCATAGCCTGCGCCAAGAAGCGCGGACTTGGCAGACTGCCGCTCAACCGGATGGGAGTCCTTAGTCATGCCGGGGATGTTGAACATGCGCGCGCCGAAGAGCGAGTACGGGTCGTCACCTGATTGGAAGATCAGCATCATGTCTTGGTAGTCAGCCAGATACGCAAGCACCCGCGGCTCGATCTGCGAGAGGTCACTGACGATCAGCTTGTATCCAGCAGGCGCAAGGATGGACTTGCGCAAGAACGACTCACGCTTCATGTTCTGCATGTTGATGCCACTGCCCCGGCTGGCAGACCAGCGCCCAGTATGCGCGCCGTAATAGTTCAGCGGGACGGGGAGTGTTCCTCTTCTGGCGATATCAAGAAATCGCTGCGCTCGCGTACGCTCCAGTGTTGACTTGACTCGCAGTCGTGCCTCACACAAGAGTCGAATGTCTTCTCGCTCACTACTAAGTAAGGCTTGGAAGTGCGCGTCTTTTTTAGATAGTGCAAGCGTCTTTTTATTCGTTGTTTTGCTAACTTTGTATGGTACGTTGCATCCCAGAGACTCCAATAAACTTGCGAATTGAGGATTACTCGCAAGCGTTTTATCTTCCACTCCAAGGCGTGCAAGAAGCGCTTCACGTTGATCACGCTCTTCATTGACTGCCTCCTCTAACATCACAGGGTCTAACAACAACTTAGGCTCAGTGAACATCCTGAGCGTTAAGTCAATGAGCTGTAGCTCTTTGCGTGGGTAGCCTTTAACTAGCCTCCTAAACACTTCCACGCAGAGAAACACATCGTGCTTGCAGTACTCAGCAAGCTCTTCTTCTACTTCTTCGGTAAGGTGGGAAAGTCCATCTGTGGAGTGTACGGCTCGTCCCTTCGGGGGAAGGCCATAGCTCTCAGCCAGTACAGCAAGGCTATTACCAGATTCAACCCCACGTAAAGCGCGAGCCATAGAAAGGCTATCAAATATGAAAGCAGGACGTACACCGTAGTGCCATGAAAGTATCGCCACATCGAACTGAGCGTTATGAGCAAGAATGGCAGTCCGACCCCAATCAATAGTTCCCAGAAAAGTGGGGATGTCTTCGTGAGACACCCACGTAGTTGTTTCATAATCAGTTCCTAACCAGTAATAACAAAGCCCAAACGCCTTGAAGCGCTCGTCACGGATGTATTCTTCCGTGGTCAGCTTCGATAGCGTGTACTCCTTGCTTGACCAACGTGTCTCGAAGTCAATGCAGATGATGTTGTCGTACGGCTTCTTCAATTCAGCACCCGCTTGGGACCGCCTTCGGACTCAACGATCATCTCGTAAGCGCTGGTCAGCATCATGGACAGTATCGTCATGTTGGCGTTGAAGGTGTACGTCTGCATCCTGCCATCCGCGTCATCCATCACAAGAAAGACAGCGTGCTTGCTCTTTGTAGTCTCAAGCAACGCTTTGCGAAAAGCGTTCACGGCTTCTTCAATGAAGCGCTCTTTGTCGTGCCCTGTGCTTTCCGTAATAACTTTTTGTAGTTCTTCGTTCATAAGGCGTCCAGTTCATATAGGTTGTCTTCGTTGATTACATAGGTCATACCACCGGACTCACGAATCTTCTGCATCTCCGCTTCCTGCAACGGCGTGGGTTTGTTCTTGCCTGCCTTGCACTCGATGCCGACGAACGTGCCTCTGTAACAACAGATTATGTCCGGTACTCCTGATCTGCCGTAGCCTCCTGTCTGCGGCGTAAAGTAATAAATCTTTTTCTCTTTGAGTATCTTGTATACCTTTGCTTTAACTTTGGCTTCCGGGGTCATAGTGCTCCAGCAGTTGATCTGCTTCCTTGAAAATGGTTTCGAGGGAGGTCATCTGTGGTTGGTAGCCAAGCTCTGCTGCTTTATAGTTTTTTGAATAATAGTTTGGTTTCACGCCGGTCGGAGCTATGATGATGCGCTCCGTGATAGCGTACCGCAAGTTATACCGCGCGCTCATCGACTCAAGCAAGTCGTGCTTGCTTATTGGCGCTTTTGTGTACGCGTCCACCGCGCCGTTGAACCCCGGCGCATTTAGAATACAGAAGATCAGGCGGTGCAGGTCTTCGGGTCCGATGTAGTCGCGCATCAGCGGTGTGTCATCAATCGCATAGGGCGTGCCGTTTAACCCCTGCAAACGAATGACTGCCCTTAACATCTCCATGATCATGTAGCGTAGCTCAAGCGACTGCGTGTGGCTGAAGTAATTAAACACACGCAAGTCCACTATGTGTTTCTGAAACAGCGTGCGGTGTTTGATCTCAGCCAGCCACTTCGCCAGCCCATAGTAGTGCTGCTTCTCAATGCGCTGCGGATACGTGACAGGTGTGTTGGGTTCTGCTGGCTTATCAAACGTGCCGCCGTACGCTGCCCCGCTGGAGATAAAGATGTACTTGGTATCAGGGCGGCGCATAAACTGCAGCGCTAACTCATCGTACGTTCTAGTCAGATCAAACATGGCGTCCTGCATGGTCGCCAGCTTCGCCGGGTCGCCTATACCCACGAAGTTAATCACCGCGTCAACGTAGAACTGCCTGCCACGCAGCACATGGTAGTGCATGGACGTGAAGCTCTTGTATCCAATGTCGAACATGAACTGCTGCACGCTATCAGGGTTGCGCGAGAACAGCAAGAGCGTGTGCTCATCGTTACACTGAACGATAAAGTCTTTTGCGATTTGGCTGGTAGCTCCAAGGATAGCTATCTTCATTTGTTCACCATCTCAGCGGCTAGTTCTTCGTCAGACAGGAAAGGCACCATGTCATGCAGGGGCGCTTGCTTGCCGTCTTTAAAGCCCTGCGACGGCAGGATTTGTTGTGTACGCAAACACAGAACGCCCACGATATACGGGCTTGGCGCTGAAAATATAGTGGGCAAATGCTTTTTCATAACAGCAACGCACCACGTATCAACGAACGGAATACCAAACGCTTTTGCAATATTTGCAAAGTCCGGGAACCATACGCCAGTATCGCTGTCCACGCCATGCACGTTGCCATAGAACCTTGATTGTGTGTTCTTAATACTGAGATACCCGCGGTTGTTCAGTATGATGACCTTGATCGGTAGTTTATGTTCTTTAATTACAGCCAGCTCCTGCATGTTGGACATGAAGCTGCCATCACCAACGATACAGATGACATTCTTAGCGCCTGCTTTAGCCACGCCGATGGCAGCAGGTAGTGCCCACCCCATATCGCCCTGTGACTGACTCATTACCAGCCGTTGTGTGCCTTTGAACTTGTACGCCTGCGGCACCATGTAAAACGCGCTGCCAGCGTCGCACATGATTACAGCATCGTCTGCGCTGTGCTGATGAATGGCTTCAAGGACTGTGTAAATGTTCAGGCCATGCGTGTCGTCCATATACTCAGGCTGCATCACAGGCCACTTGGCCTTCCAGTGCTGGCACTTTGCTACCCATTCTTCCCGCGTCATAGCATGGCTCCAAAGAAATTCTGAACGCTTGTATGTATCTTCCAATCCACCGGGATGATGTCTTTGTTCAGTTCATCCTGTTCGATGTCCACGTATATCTTGTAGGCCGTGGGGTTGAACTGCTTGGGGTCGTAGCCGATGACAGGCGCGCCCAATGACGTGCCCAAGAACAACAGCAGGTCAGCGTTCTGCATGGCGAAGTTACCCGCGCGGTTACCACGCACACCGGGTGTGCCGATGTTTAGTGGGTGATCGTACGGCGCGTAGTCCTGTGCGCCATAAGTGGTGACGAAAGGTATCTGGTACTTTTCTACAAAATCCCTGAACGCAACCACGCGGTTCGCTTGCCGTATACCCACACCAGCGACAATCAAAGGCCGGTCGCTTGCATAAATCTTTTTCCACACATCAGCCGCGTCAACAGGTGCAGCGGCAAACTCTTTGTAGTTAAGGTTTCGGAGTTCCGGCATCTGTGCGGTCTGGACGTTAGCAGGTATGTCCACCCACACGGGGCCGGGACGTCCGGTTGTGGCAAAAAACACAGCAGCTTTTAAGGCATCCTCAACAACTTCAGGGCTGCTTACAAAATATGAATCCTTAGTGATGGACTCCATAGTGCTAACTATATTGTGCTCTTGTGCGCCGTAGTGCCTGATGCGTATGTTCCGTTCTTTGTTAATATATTGCGCAGTGTTGTCCAGCCTCACGTTGCCCGATAGAAAAAGAACAGGAACACCGTCCTGATAACCATTAAGGACACTGGTACTGCAGTTAGTCCCAGCACAGCCAGTTGTAGGGTTAACAACAGCCAGTTGACCTGTGTACTTTGCTTCTCCGAGTGCTGCATGGCCTGCTCCTTGCTCGTGGTGATAACAAATGTATTCAATGCCGGGGTGCTTGATGAAGCCATCATTCAGCCCCGCTGCACCCCCGCCCATCAACCCATGCACACGCCGCACGCCTATGCTGTGCAGGTACTCAGCTATCCAATCAGCTACTCTCATCAGAAGTGCCCCATAAATTCGTCAATCTTCTCCACCATGTACGACAGCATCTCCGCAGTCAGCGCAGGCTGCACGCCAACCCACAGCAGGTTCTTCATGATGTCGTCCGAGATACGCAGGTCACCCACTACACGATAGTTCCTGCCCTGCATGTACGGCTGCTTGGTCACGTTGCCAGCGAACAGCAAACGTGTGCCGATGTTGTTGTCGTTCAGGTAGCGCACAAACGTATCCCGATCAAAGTTAACATCAGTCAACCAGATGGGGTAGCCAAACCATGAAGGGTTGGCGTCAGGGTAGACCGTGGGCGAGACAAGGTTTAATGCGTGCTCGCTTAGCTCGTGGTTCAGGTACTCAAAGTTGCGCCTGCGTGCTGCAACAAAGTTCTCCACCTGCTCAAGCTGTGCCACGCCACACGCTGCCTGCATCTCGGTGATCTTCAGGTTGTAGCCGAGATGACTGAAGATGTACTTGTGGTCATACCCGCAGGGAAGCTCGCCCATCTGCCAATCAAAGCGCTTGCCACACGTGTTGTCCTTGCCCGGTGAGCACCAGCAGTCACGCCCCCAATCCCTGAACGACTCCACCGCACGAACGAGAGACGTGTCGTTGATGATGACCGCCCCGCCCTCGCCCATCGTGATGTGGTGCGCCGGGAAGAAAGATAGCGTAGCCAGATGGCCGAAGGTGCCAACCTTCTGGTTTCTCCACGTCGCGCCCAGTGCGTCGCAGCAGTCCTCGATCAGCCACAGGTCATGCCGCTCGGCAAACGGTACAACTTCCTCAAGATTGAAGGGGTTGCCCAGTGTGTGCGCAATCATGATGGCGCGGGTCTTGGGCGAGATGGCATCCTCCAGCGTTCTGGTGTCGATGTTCAACGTGCTGTTGACATCCACAAACACAGGCACACAGCCGTTCTGGATGATGGGATTGATGGTCGTGGGGAAGCCGCAGGCCACAGTGATGACCTCATCACCGGGCTTGATGGCACGCGACCCCAGAGTGGGAGAAGTTAGCGCAGTAAACGCCAGCAGGTTGGCAGAGCTACCTGAGTTCGTGGTGCGCACCATAGGCGGCACACCAAAACCATGACCTAGATATTCACCCAGCCTGCTCTCGAACTGCGCGTTGTAAGCGCCAGCAGTAAGCCAGCCAACGTCAACAGCGTTGTGCATCAGCTCTTTCTCACGCTCACCGATGACCTGCCCGGAGGCAGGAATGAATGTGTTTCTCATACAGGCGTCCGTTCCGGTAAGGCTGCGGGTTGTTCTTGCTTGACATACACATCAGGCGGCGGGGTCAACACACCGTCAAAGATGTGCGTACCGACGTGCCCAAGCTGCGCCCACGGTGCAGCCCATACCTGACCACCGCACTTCTCACGCCACATCTTGCAGAAGTAATAGTCCTCAGACAGCAGACGCTCGCCCATCGGCTCGATGCTGGTTGCGAAGTACTCGACGATGCGGTCTTGTCCTATGGTGCCGCCCAGATCGTTGGTGTCGTTGATGTAGCTTGGCAGCTTGTCTTTCAGTTGCTCAAAGACCTCACGCTTGATCAGCATGAACCCAGTGCCGCCGTTCCATATCTCAACAGGCTCGTTGAGATTGACTTGTACTTGATCAGCATAACCAACAAGGTTGACCACGAACGAACCAGAGAACATGCGCAGCTTCTCTGCTGGCACACCAGCTATCGCAGCCTTTCGCACCTGCTCCCAGTTGATTTCCTTCTTGGGATAGATGCCACAGATGATGGGCTTGTCAGCGTGAATCATGCGTAAGATGTCTTGCGGATTAAACCTGATGTCCGCGTCGATGAACATCATGTGCGTGAAGTCAGTACGCATAAAACCATGCGCCAGTGCATTGCGCGCACGCTGAATGAGCGACTCGTTAAAGAGGTACGACACAGCGGTGTTGATGCCGTTCTGCCCCATCAGCGCTTGCAGTTGCAGCATGGACTGACTGAAGTAGCCATAGTTCTGGCCTCCGTACATTGGCGTGGCGATGAATAGCTTGGTCATGTGTGCTCCTAGTATTTAAAGATGGATTTTTGTAGCCACGCAAAGTCGGGCATCTTGTTACGCATGTATTCGTTGTTGCCTAAAAACTTCTCCGCTGTCATACCCCCTGTGCCATCACGCGATAGCCTGTAGTTGACTGAGTGCTTGCCTGTGGCGCCGCATGAAACCTTCGCCTGACACAGCGCGCGCATGAACGCCCTGTCAGATACCACTGGTACATACCACTCATGGCTGTGTTTCTTAGCCACGTCATTGCGCACCGCATAGCACGAGTTGTCCACGAGGTAGTGGTTGTGTGAGTTAGGATGCAGCCCCAGTGATTCGCAGTTGTCATCGCATATCCAGTTGCCATCAGCGTCAACGATACGGCGCAGGCTGTACGCCCAGCCAAGATCGTGCTCTTCGATCATGCCCACCAGTTCCTCGATGTGCGTTGGCTCGTACCAGTTGTCGTCATCCAGATAGAAGATCACGTCCTCATCTACAAGGAAAGGAGAAGCAGCAAAGACAGGAGCCATACCATAACCACCACCTCCGTTGGCAGCAGGCAGATAAACAACATCAACGTCACAGCCCTCTGTAGAAGCCGATACAGCGTCCCAACAATCTTTGCCGTGTGCGAAGACATAGTGTCGTGCTCCTCGTGTTTGTGCCTTGACGCTTTCAATCGCCTGCCTGATCAGCGGACGACCGCGTGTGCTGGTTACTACTGCTACAGATAACGTCATGTATTGTTCCTTCCTGCTCTCATCAAGTCACCTGCATAGACGTGCTGCCCCACATGGCGCAGCTCTATCGTTGGGTCAGCGTATATGTGTCCGCCTTCTTTTTTCCACAGCTCACAAAAATGATAGTCCTCGGATAGCAGAAGCCCAAGCTCTGTGATAGACGTGCCGAAGAACTCGCGTGTAAGCGGTGCCAAGAACTGTCCGTTAGCCGGGTTGGTAATTAGTGACGTGCGATAGGTCGGCACCTTAAAGCGCAGCACCTTGAACACATCTCTGTGTATCAGCATGAACCCTGTGCCACCGTGCAGCACCTCGACCAGACCATCCTCACCAACAGGCACCTTGTCACCATCGTCAGCCACAGCGTTTAGCACATAGCTGCAACCGAACTTGTCAATGTCTGTCTCACCGCGCAGCGCTGCTTCGCGGATGCGATCCCAGAACAAAAACTTCTTGGGGTACACACCGCAGCAGATAGACTTGTTGTGCTCCAGCAGGCGGTAGATAGCGTCTGTGGGGAACCAAATGTCCGCGTCAATGAACATCAGGTAGTCATCCCTCGTTTCATCTAGGAAGTATCTGACTATCTCGTTTCTCGCGCGGGTAATCAGGGCTTCCTTGTTCATGAACTGCCAGCGCGTCTTGATGCCCTTGCTTTCCAAGAAGCTGACGTTGCGCAGCAAGCTGTCCGTGTATTCCATGAAGGATGCGCCACCGTACATCGGTGTGCCGATCATGATCGTTGGCTTGCCGTCTATCATGCTGCCTCCATGTGCTTGATCATCATGTCAACGAAGTGCGTGTTGTAGAACTGCTCCGCTTGCGGCGAGGCAATGAAGTCGTGCATCGCTGTCATGTACTTCATGTAGTCGTCGTATGTGATGTCGTTCAAGAACTCCAGCAGGTCTTCGTAAAACTTGAAGCGGCGCATGTCAATGAAGCACTCAGCCGGTATGTGGTCAGTCACGTTAGGCGCACCCCAGTACACAGGCACAACGCCTGCCAGCAGGCAGTCCAGCATCTTCTCTGTGATGTAACCTCGCGCATGGTTGCAGTTCTCGAACGCTATGCAGAAGCGGTAGTTCTTCAAGACCTGCATCTTGTTCTCTGCTGCACCACGCCATGATGGGAAGCCTTGCCAGTTCCTGCCCCACAGATCGAACATGCCTGACGCTTTGCCTTCAAAGAACCTGATGATGTTCTCGCGCTTGCCATACAGGCTGCTCGGATGGTCGTTGCGCTTTCTCGTTTGCATCAGAACGATGGGCTTTCTCAGCATGAACTGCTCGCGTGTTAGCGCCAGTGGGCGAGCGTCTTGCAGGTCGGCCGTGAAGTTGTGTTTGAAATACTTCACGTTGTCCACCAGCCGGTCATCCCATGTGAACACCTTGTCGCAGTGGTCGTGGAAAGTCTTGTTCCAGTTCTGCGGAATCAACATGTCCGGTTCATAAATGAGAAAGAACGTGCGCTTGGACTCAGGCGCAGGCTGGCTAGGGTAGTCCATCAGGATTAACAGATCAGCTTCGTTTTCATTGAACTGGTCAGGCGTGTATAGCTTGATGCCGCGCTCGTCCGCCGCCAAGAACAGATCGTTGAAAGGCTTCAACAGGTTGTAACCAATGTCGCTTTCCTTGTTCGTGAACAAGTAACCGTTGGTCGTGATGAAGCTGTAATGGTTTTGTATGACGACATTCATGTGTTCTTCTCTTTTAGTATTCGCTCAATTACATCAAATGCATCCGAAATACTTATCTGGTTTGTGTGTAAAGGAATTCCAGCTATACGTTTATCTTCTGGGGTCAGCCCAACCCACGTGTCACCGCCTTCCCACGGCAGCGGACGCCCGGACAACTCATAGGCTTTGTGTCGCCAGTTTCTTGCGCTTTCCTTGTAGCGTTCGCAGTCAGGGCATGTCATGTGTTCTTCTCCTTCAGCTTGGCTTCAACCATTGCTGCAACATATCCTCGTTCTGACGGTTCGCAGGAGAACAATATTTCGAGCACTTCATCTTTACTTAGACCCTGCCATTCGCGCGCCAACGTGACCTCTACCCCCTCGTCTACACGATGGTCGTAACACGCGCACCCGCGCTCCCAACATGCTTTCTCTACGATCATTGTTTCCACCCGCATGGCAAACGCTTCCAGATGCGCCAGCGCTGACTCATGCCACGGCTTGCCGCTGTCGTCTCCCCATACTTCTTTCGCTATTCTGATGACGTCTTCTTTTTTCATGTCGCCCCCCATGTTCTGTGCTTCTCGGCAACCCATTCCATGCCGTCGTATTCTTCTATCTGCCACTGGACACCATCTGGTATTTCGACAATGCCTAAGCTTGCGAACTGTCCACCTGCTGCATCACCCATTTCTTCTACTACTTGAATAAGCACTGGGTCATTACGCTCCACGCCACGACAGTTCCACCCCTCACCCTCACTGCCTTTAAGTTCTGCGTACCGTTTCGTAGCTTCATCAGACAAACTGAATCCGCCGTAGTCTTTGTTTATAACTATTTTCATATCAGTGCATACCTATAGACAGGGTTGTATGTGTTGTGATTAAAGTTGTCGTTGCTGCGTGTCCAATGCGCAGCGTTGACGAGGTTGGCTGAAGGACATGACACGCTCTCAAGGCAGTCCACGATAGCGAGATAGTTCTTCAGGATTGGCAAGCAGGAGACTTTCTCTCCGTACTTGTGGTGATAGCCCCTGTGTTGCATGGGCGTGATGTTGATAGCTGTTGTGCCCCTGCTGAGTTTGCGCGCCAGTTCCCACTGGTCAGACAACACAACCGTGCGTGAGCAACGCCGAGCCAGTGCCTCAATGTCGTGCAGATAGTGGGCGTATGGTTGCACTGGTGCTTCCGCATACGCTTTGTCGCCGCCTCGTATGAACACCAGACCAGAGCGTGACACGTTAAACAGGTCGCCCTTGTAATAGCGTCTGATGTCCTTCTCGATCTCCTTGTACTTGGCTTCCTTGAACTGATAGAACTGGCGCAGGTACACCTCGCCGCCCTTGAAAATAAAGTCACGCATGGACTCGAAGTGCACGGCTTGCGCGTTGTTGGGTAGCTTGTCAAGCAGGTTAAAGCCGAACGTATTGCGGAAGATGTCACCGAACGCTTCCTCGTAGCCCCACCAGTTGTATGTGTTGTCAATCACCAGCGCCTTGTTCGACAAGCGCGCAACGTATGACGCCACGATGATGTTCTCGATGATGGAGAAAAAGCCAGAGTCGCGTGGCTGGTAGACCATCGTGCCAGTGGGTATGAACGAAGGCAATAGGTCGTTGTTGTCGTTGAATCCGAGGTAAAAGAAGTATTGCTCGTCGGAGAGGTTGTAGAACGCGCAAGCGCGCTCCATGCCGAGACACGCAACGATCTCTTGCGCGTAGAAAATATTGGGCGGGAGAGTTTGAGGCAGGCGGGTCTGAAGGTCAGCCCATGAGAGCTGACCCCAGAAGAATTGACGAGCAGCGATAGCTGCCATGCGAGCAGCATCGCCGTCAGGTGCAGAGTATTTGTGGAATTGAATCATCAGTTACCAAAGAGCACGCCCATGTGTTTCAGGCGTTGGGTTAGGTTTAACTACGCGCGGCTGAATGACGAGCGTCCAGCCATCCTGCAAGAACCGCTGCGCTGATTCTTTATCCCAGAACTTGCGCAGCAGCTTGCCATCCTCGTCGATGACGAGATACCTCATATACGAAGCATCAGGCCGAAGAACTTCGACAGTAACGATTGATGCGCTTGCCGATGCTCAAGCAACAAGCTCTGCGCGAAGCGCTCTTCTGGCGTGTGATCTTCTTCCTTGAACTTCGGGATGTAGAACCGTCCGATCTTGGGCGGTTCTTCCTTGATGAATTTTCCGTCTTTAAGCATTAGATACCCCACTTGTCTTTATCGAAGTCCTCGTCCTCGATGTAGTACATGGACACGCGGTCGCGCCGCTTGGCTTGAATGTCCTCGGCCTTACGGCGAGCCGCAACCTTTTCCGCTTTCGCTTTTGCTGCCTCAAGAGGCGTGTAGATGGGTTTGACAGGCACGGCAGGCTTCTTTGCCTCCAGCACCGACTCAAGTGTCGAGAACCGCACACCGCAGGTGAAGCACTTGCGACGACGCAGAACGCCGCCGCTTTCATGCTTCATTGTGGTTGTCACATAAGTCTGCCCACCGCACTTGCATTTCATCTATAGCCTCTTAATCATCAGGCGGCATCAGGAACGCGCCCTCGGTCTGGCGGTTGTGGCCGCCGCTGTTACTGGGCGCAAGCAGGCTGTTCTTCTCCATCCCGGCAGGCAAGCGCCAGACCTCAAGCATGGTCTTGTCTGCGTTCATCACGCAGCTTGCTGCGCCCTTGCCCCACATCTTTGATGAGTGGGCAGAGATCGCCCCTTGCAGGGCGTGGGCATCGAAGTCACCCACTGGAATCTGCACCAGATCGTCAGGCTGCAAGTCCTTGATGAAAGGCAGGTAGTAAGTGACCAGCGTGCCGTAAGGCAGCTTGCTCTGGCGGGTACGCTGGCGTTGGGGCTTGAGTGCCTTGGTTAAGTCAATCGTGCCTTCCGTGATGCCGTACTTCTCGGAGTGAATGGCAAAGTCCACACCGGACTTGGCGTGGATTAACTTGAGCGTATGTATAGCACGGTCAAGCATGGATTGGACGGTCAGAGGTAAATCTGCAACGGTAAGGGTCTTGGGCTTTTTAGCCATGACGTTCTCCTGTGGTTGGTGTGTGAATAATACAGATGTGGTACTGCATGTCAAGCTTTCGACAATAGATTTAATAAATCTATTGATCTTTGCCACGCCTCACGGCGTACATCAGACTTCTTGCGTAACGCGTCAACCTCCATGTCACTGAATTTCTCCAGCCCATCGAGTATCTTGATTAACGTGTCATTCTTGAAGGCTGCGTTGTTGAACGCGCGGAACAGCCTCACCTCGTTGGTCAAGCCGGTCAACGTGCTCTGATACAAGCGTCCACGCTTGCTTTCCTCGCCTGCGTACTCGGACTTTAACGCCTCGTTCAAGTCGTCCAGCACCAGCCCTAGCCTGTGGCAAACATCGGTGTACATGATGTTGGTTCTGCGCCTCAGTTCATCCTTTGTGGCCTCGAACAGATCAGGCTGGCTTGTGTACGGCTTGCGGTCTGGGTACGGCAGGTAATGTACAGCTACGCTACAGAATTCTGACAGGTTATCCTGAAACCTGTCCACGCCTTCTGCAAACTCAGACCATAGCTCGATTGGCAGTACGCGCAGGCCATCGCTGCCCCACATCATCGTGTGACGGTAGACGTAGCCACGGAACAGCGCGCTTTTGGCGTTGGCTACCTTTGCGTTGGGTGCTTTGCGGTCGTAGCTGACTTTGGTTTCGACTAAGATCATTCTCTGCTCCTGATGCGTGATGCTGCGTGTTGGATGGTCAGACATAGCTCGCGCACTTGCTCATACGTTGGCTCGCCATGCAGGTTTTCTACTATGTGGTTGGCGTGCAGGATGGCTCGCGTGAGTTCTCCGTGCGTCACAAGAGCAGACACAATGCTGTTTAACTGATACTCCAGTTGCTGCACCATGCTGATCAAGTCCTCCTTACTCAGTTCCTGTAGTTCGCTCATTGCTATCCTCCGTTGGGTCTACGCGGAACCGGATGGTGTCCACGTTAAAGTTGTCAAGGTCACGCTGCGAGATAGCATCAAGCCCTGCGTGTATAGCGTCCTCAACCGTGTCGGCAAATACGTTCAAGGTTTTGTCAAAGTCAGCTTTGCCCTTGATGCGTACGGTGTATTCTTGTTTTACTTTCCTGTTCATACTTCCTCCTAAAAGAATAAAAGCCGCCAGAACGGCGGCACAAATGCAAGCGCAAGATACGCAAGCGCAGCACCAGTCATCATCAAAACCATGACCGCGACCACGACTACGCAAACGTCACGCAACAAATTTTCATCGTGCATAAAGCCTCCAAAAAGAGAATGACACCCGTCAAAAGAGAGGCTAGTGCCTCGCCTTCTCAATGGCGTCAAAGGTAGCAACAACCGCGGTTGCGGTCTGTCGTGCGTAGTCAACCTCACTGATGACTTGGCTATACACTTCAGCCAGCTTGATGTGGTCAATCCCATCTTCCAACGCTTGACCCAACACATAGCCCACGGTGAAGTTCAGCGCAGGTAGAGCAATGTGCGGCTCGATGTTGTCGTCGTCAGTTCTGATTGCTTTCATCAGACGGTGCATCATTTGCAAAGTCTTTTCTCTCTCTTCCATTTCACACCTCCATAAATTAGCGGGACAGGGTGTCCCGCTTTCTCACAATTAGTTAGCGATATCCTTGTCCAGATTGCCGCCGTCAAACAGATCGAACAACCACGTTGCTGCCTCTTCAGGATCAGAGTCAACGAGCACACGCATCTCGCCCTCTTCCTTCTCGCCATAGCTCTCGATCAGCAGGTACTCTGCCTTGTCCGGTGCAGCAACAACCCAGTCAACAAGCTGGTGCATACCGCGGCGATAGCAGTTGTGTGCAGCCTTGACTACCTTGTCGATGTTGAACTTCTTGGGCTTGACGTTGACGTCATACACCTCGTACGCATCGTCATAGTCACCGTACGCTGCACCGCCTGTGTCGTACTGCGATGATGCAGAGAGTGACTTGCTTGAGTGCTTGGTCGGATACATCGTATAGCCAGTGCCATAGCTGTCGCCATAGTAGTCATAGCGACTGTTGTAGCCAGCGTATGCAGCGCGGCGACCATGACCATGCTTGTGTGCAGACCATGCGTATGTGTTGGACAGCCACGCGCCTTGATGCTCGACGCCTGCATCGTAGTTGAGCACGACAACCTCACCGCTACTGTGCAGGAAAGCGAACTTGTTAGTTGCGCCGATCATCTTCTCGATGTACCGCTGATAGTCAGGGTCAAGGATGATGTTCGGGTTGTGCAGCATGGCAGGCTTCAAGATGTACTCGATGAAGTGCCATGTGTCAGAACGCTTGGGGTCGATGGGGTTACCCATTGACAGGATGCCGTTGTGCGCCATCCACAGATCGTCAGTGACTTTGTATGGATGGCAGTTGTCCATGTCGATGTCGCCGTGAGTTTTCATGCGGTAGTGAATGATGCACTCACGACCCTTCAGTGTGTCACGGTACAGCGTGTTGATCTCGGCAGGTTTGCCAAGCGTCTTGATCACAACGATGCTGCCGTTCTCGACGTACATAGCACCGAAGCCGTCAGAGTTGTAGGAATAGAAGTCGTTCAACAGAGCGTCATTGAACGCGACGTTAGCTGGATGATGAATGAGTATGCACATAGTTAGTTCTCCTTAGTGTGGTTGGAAATAAAACTCGGTTACGATGTGTAACCGACATGGGTTAGATACTTGCGCAGGTTGCGCGTGTCTGCCTTCATCATGTTGCTGTTGATGAAGTCCATGAAGTGATGCGCGTCCATCATGAAGCCAGCAGGCGACGCTGGCGCAGTGAACTTGATCAGCGCATTGGTGAACTCAAGGGCAGCAAGCATGGACTCGTGCTTCAGTGTGCCTTTGAATATGCGCATCTCGATGGTGCGACGGTTAGTCAGGTTGACTGCCTCGTAACGCTGATCGCTGCGTGACGCATGATGCGCAGTTGCCAGCTTCTTGTCGTGCATCGACGCATAGCCAACACCATAACGACGAGCAATCGCTTTGATCAGGTTGCGATTGTCAGGCGCGTGAATGAACGTGACAATCTTGTTGGTCTGCATCTTGGTGATGTTGTCGTTGTTCACATGGATGTGCAAGCCACAGGTTGATGTGTCGTGACTGCGCAAGTCTTTGGTCAGCGTCTTGTCAGTGAGCCACTCCCAGAACTGATAGTGAGTGTCAAGACCCATCGGCTGCGTGATGATCTCGAAGCCATGCGAGAGACTGCCATCCTCCTCGAAGAAGCAACGCTGACCCAGCTTGCCATCGTTCAACGCATCGTTGAGTCGATCAGCGTGCTCGCCGGGATAACCCTTGCGGCACTCGACCTCAAGCTCGATACCGAAGAAGCGCTCGTTGCGATCCGACCAATCCGAATGAATGAGCCGGTATGACTCATTGTTCTTGGCGTTGTGATAGCGACGCAGCGTTTTGCTTGGCCGTTGAAAGTCAACGTGAACATAGCAGTCCTCTTCATCATCCCACTCGAAGTTGCCGTCGCCGATTGTGCTGTCGTGAACGTAGTCACTCTCACCGTCACGACCAATGATGCGCACTGCGCTGTTCTCATGCACATGCTGATCGTGATAGTCAGAGTACACATAGTCGCGGTCGATGCAACTACGACACACACGCTCATCGTGATAGGTGCGACTTGAATAGTTCTGCGACTCCCACTCGCCACAGTCCTCGCACTGCTCGAAGTTGTAGTTCTCAGTGATGTGGTCTGCGATCTCACTCTCATCATCGAACGACAGGATGTCGCTCATGGTACTGCGTATGCTTCTGAGTTGACCATGCGACGATTCAGTAATGCTGCTGTCAGTCAAGTTGCCGTACCGCAAGTGATGCAGCGCATACAGTATGCCGACGTTGGTGTACACGCTGGCTTGACGCATCATCTCGCCCAGTATGTCCAGCACCACACGACGCATGGCAATAGCGGTTGTGTGATCAAACGTATACGAGCTTGCTTCCGCACGCATCTGTCGCGCCTCGATGATGAAGCCATGCACGACGTTGGTGTAGAAGGTAACAAGCAACTTGTTCGCCTTGCCGCAATACTGAGTATCAGACACATCCCTGTCATCGAACGCTTTGCGTACAACGCTGCCCATCGCATTAGCGCAGTTAGTCAGTGCCTCTCGCGCCTCGTCGATAGTAGCGGTGCTGTAGTTAAGCGCGATGTCTTCACGTTTGGGTGCGTGTCCCGAGTTGACAAACGAGTCGTTGTCGATGAGCGCCTTCATCGTGCGATGCTGCACCAGTATGCGGAAGTGGCGCGCCAAGCGGTGATAGTACGGCACGAGGTTGAAGTTAAGCGCGTCACCGTTGTCCGCGTTGACGTCGGTGAACAAGAACTTCAGCCTCTCGGACAACTCGACACGGCTATCGTCGAAGTCAGAGTTGTTTGTGCCGTCTTCGTCGTAGCGTGCGTTGCCGCTAGTGTTTCTGATGTATGGCATGATTGCCTCCATGTGGTTGGTTGATGGATTACTGCTTTACTTCTACTGCCTCGCTACTGGCGGTCTGCGCCGCCTCAATCAATTCTAACAGGTTATCCAGTTGCTTTTCGTAGTTTGCCTTCTTCTGGTTTAACCTGTCAAGTTCCCTGTTGGCCTTGTTGATCAATAGTTGCTTCAGCCCAGCCTGCGCCATGAGCGCATCGATCTTTGTTTGTGTCATGCCACTTCTCCCTTCATTTAAAAATAGCGGGACACCATGTCCCGCTTACGCTGCTCCATCTGCCTTTGCCGTCACCAGCTTGCGCCAGTGTGGTGTGATGCGTTTGTCTTTGGGTGCGGCTTCGAGCTTGGTGATTGCCAGCCGTATGCGCTCGGCTTGGCGTACCTCGTACTCGCGTCGGTCTGTGCCGTCGCGGTCAATTACATTCTGTAACTGAGTTAACTCGTCAATCCACATCTGACGCACGCGCCAGTGCTGGTCAAGGATGGTTTTGTTTGGCTCACGCTGGAAGATCAACGTCAAGCGTCTGGTTCTGGTTGCAAGGTTTGCGTGTGCTCGCATGAACTCGCGTTTGATTTTGTGCGGAACCCAATCAGACCAGTGCAGGCCAAGAGACACCCGTTGAAGAGAGTTTGGCAGTATGCCCTCGTCGCTCAGGTTGACGGCGCGCGCTTTTGCCGTTGGGTCTAGTTCCTGCCGTTGGTACGCGCGCAGGATGTCGCGCACTTTTAATAGGGCAGACAGGTATGCGCTGAAGAACGTGAATAGTTCGGTGCTCTCGCGCTTTTTCCACTGCGCCACGCGTGTGCGGACAGAGTTTATTTCTTTTGACAATGGTTCGATGACTATCCTCCACTTGTCCTTGTGTGCAGTGTTCTTGCGGCGCAGTTCGCGCTCGGCCTTGCGCTTCTCCATGTAGTGATCAACTATCTTCTTGACTGACGATGGCGGTACGCCAGCGCAGTTTTTATACTTGCGATTCAACCGCGTGATGATCTGCTTGCGCGTCATATCGCGCCAGCGTTTGTACTTATCAGGCATGATGGCCTCCATACAAAATAACGTGTCAGTTTTGTGTACGATACTCGCAGGTTGTACCGAACGAGAGCACCGCACGAGTATGTTGCGTATGCGTTTGATCTATAACATTTTTTACCTCCATGAAAATTGCCTTTGTCCCGATGTCAATGTTTTTGGGAAGTATATGTGGGTCTAGGATTAAATACTTGGAGATTATATTTGATGTTTGCTTGTGTTCAAAGTATTTTTTCCAGACCCATATATTGTGTTGAAAACCATTGACAAGTGCACACAGGGATATAACTACTACTATAAATATATTTAAATACATATAGTTAGATAAGATAATCTGCTGGTGCACTCGTCGGTACAAGCGCCGAGTATTGAACATTTTTATTTGGCAGTCCTATTTCTAGCTTAACGCGTTAAACTAGAATTAGCTTGCCATCTTGCGAAGCGTTCTTGGTAATAGTCGCGCTCGAACTGCGACAACGACTCCCATGAAGGTTTGTCATCGCTGGTATAGCGGGACACGCTGTCCCGCTTGATTTCTTTTTCTGCCTTGAACCCTGCGCGTAGCAGGGCTTGCCTCAATTGATCGTTGCGCATGATCATTCCTTTCAGGGTTAGTCGCACTTACGCACCATTTTGTCGAGCAGGTCGCTGATTTCCCGCCGGTCTTGATCCCTGCCGTCGCACTCCGCCAGATGTAGTGCATCCTGCAAGGCGTAATACAAGGCAATTGCTTGCCTGTTGTTTAGTGTGAGATTGAGTTCGTTGATCATGATGATTCCTTTCGTTTGACATGATTGAAAACCCGCGCAAGACCCTGTTGTCCTGCGCGGTTCGGGGAAAGCGGGACACGTTGTCTCGCTTAGATTTGCTCCTGCAAATACTTGATGTACTTCTTGATCTGCGCTGCAGTGTGAGACTTGGCGAAACGCTCTGCGCTTGCGAGCAGAGGGTCTTTGTCTAACACATGCGATGTGGTCTTCGTACCAAAGCCCATACGAGCGAGGATACGATTCTTGCGCTTCTTGATTGCTGCGAACTCTGGATGCTCTGGATCAAGACCCTTGACCTTCTTCTTGTGGTCGAGTGTGTCAACGATCTCGATGCCAAAGCGCTCGTTCGCCCATTTGAGAATTAACTCGTTAGCCGCAACACGCGTGTTTGCGCCAAGCGATTTCGCTTCGCGTACGATAGCGTCGAGGTCGTTCTTGTCGAACGACAAAACGTCGAAGCACTCAAACAGTTGGCTTTGCTTGCTCATGGTGCACCTCCAAAAAAAGAAAGCGGGACACGCTGTCCCGCTTCGTGTCGTTGCAGAGCGAAGTGCTCTCAAACCGACAACTATATTTTACCATACACGTTATTTTTTAACGTGCTATTTCCAGTAGCGCGACCCCACCATACCCCATCCCCCACAAAAATATGCAGCGGTCGCGGTCCGACCCAATCACTAATCCCCAACCACACTCCACATTTTTGTTAAAATCATGACAACAGCCCAAAAATTTTTCAAAAAATTAAATTCAACTCTGTCTAATATTAGACATACCAGCAGAAAAAAAATCCCCGCCGAAGCGGGGAAAAAAGCCCATCAGGCCTTTAGCGAGAATCTCCAACCACGGAGACAGCCACCGTGTAAAAATTTACACAGCGACAAAATGAAGTATATACTCCGCCCAACGGGACTGCAACGGTCTGCGCTTATGTTAGAGCACTTGTTGGACGAAACCATCTTTACTCCTGACGTGCTCCCCACGCCAGCGGCTAAACTCGTCTCCAAAGCTTCCCCCAAAGACATACTTGATGCGCAGGTCGAGACATCAAAATGGTTGGAAGAGCTGGGAGCCACGCCAGACGAGGACGTTTTTGATCAGATGCAGGAGCAAACCGCACGCGAGGCGTTCGCGGTGATGACGCAAAGCGCGGACCCCAAGCAGCAACGCGCCGCCTTGTCCAAGATCGAGACGCCAGAAGCGGTAAAACATCTGGTGGGCATGCTAACTGCCTACGATTGGCACTTTGTCGAGCAGGCCAAGGAGATCAGAGGCTACGCTGTGGCCAAGCTGGTGGAGGAAACCGCCCACCCCGACGCAAAAATCCGGCTACGCGCGCTGGAGTTGCTGGGGAAAGTCACAGAAGTCGCGCTTTTCACCGACCGCGTGGAGGTCAAGAAGACAGATTTGTCGGATTCCGAGCTGGAAGAGCGCATAAAAGAGAAGTTGGCGCGCATGGCACAGATAGTTGACGTCACAGACGTCACAGACGTGACGGAAACAACCGCTGAAATCACAGAAACCCCTGATGAATCTGACGAAACAGGAGATTGACGCGTTAAAACGCGTACTGCCCACGCTTTCTCCAGAGGAAAAGGCGGAGTTGCTCGCTGATTTGGAAGAAAGGGCAGCGCGTGCGTCAAAGACTGCGGCAAAAACGTCTCTTCTGGGCTTTGCCACGCAGGTCTACCCCGGCTTCAAGATAGGACCCCACCACAGGAAGCTCTCAAAGATATTCACGGACGTGATCGAGGGCAGGAAAAAGCGGGTCATCATCAACATCGCGCCGCGTATGGGTAAGTCGGAGTTCTCCTCCTACCTGTTCCCGGCGTACTTCATGGGGCACTACCCTGAGAAGAAGATCATCATGGGCACGCATACCGCGTCCCTCTCTGAAGACTTCGGTCGTCGCGTAAAGAACTTAATTGACAGTGAAGAATACCAAGAGATTTTCCCAAACACCCAGATCGCGGAAGACCAGAAAGCCGCAGGTAAATGGTCCACAATGGCCGGAGGCCAGTATTACGCAGCAGGCGTTGGTGGAGCACTGGCCGGTCGTGGTGCAGACCTTTTTGTTATCGACGACCCGCACTCAGAACAAGACATGAAGGCAAACAGCCGTCTGGCGTTTGACTCGGCATGGCAGTGGTTCCAGCAAGGTCCCTTGCAGCGTTTGATGCCCAACGGGGCAATCATAGTAATTATGACGCGCTGGTCGCTGCTTGACCTGACTGGTCGGTTGATTGACTACCAGATCAAGAACCCTGATAGTGAGCCGTGGGAGATCGTGGAGCTGCCTGCGATACTGAACGAGGGCGACGAGAACGAGAAAAGCCTGTGGCCAGAGCAGTGGCCACTGGAGGTGTTGAAGTCCAAGAAGAGCGCGATGGACCCCCGGTACTGGAACGCGCAGTACATGCAGAACCCCACCGCTGAAGCATCCGCCATCATCAGCCGTGGCATGTGGAAGATATGGGAAGAGGACGAACCCCCACAATGTGAATACGTTATCCAGAGCTGGGATACCGCGCACGAGCAGAAAACCTCCGCTGACTACAGCGCCTGCACCACGTGGGGCGTGTTCTATAACGACGAGGACGGCGGGGCACCTAACCTGATACTGCTGGACGCGTTCAAGGACAGGATGATGTTTCCTGAACTAAAGCAGGTGGCGTACAAACACTGGAAGGAGTGGGAGCCGGATGCGTTCATTGTGGAGAAAAAGGCAGCAGGTGCCCCGCTTATTCAAGAATTTAGGGCAATGGGTATTCCCGTGGACGAGTTCACGCCAAGCCGAGGCAAGCAACGAGGCACCACAGACAAGACCGCACGACTTAACGCTGTCGCTGACTTCTTCTACAGTGGCAAGGTCTGGGCACCAGATACACGATGGGCAAGAGAAGTAATTGAGGAACTCGCTGCCTTCCCCGTGGGCGAGCATGACGATTACGTCGATACGATCTCACAAGCGCTATTGCGCTACCGGCAAGGTGGGTTCATACGCCTGCCTTCGGACTACGAGGACGATCCGATATTTTTTAAGCGCAAGGCGCACGCATACTATTAAGGAGCCATCATGGCTATAGACAAGGCACTGTATCAAGCACCGCTGGGCATGGACGCGCTGGCCAACGAGCCGGACATCGAGATTGAGATCGAGGACCCGGAGGCGGTCAACATCCGCGCAGATGGGGTAGAGATAGAGATACGTCCCGGCGAGGAAGAGGGCGAGTTCAACGCCAACCTTGCTGAGCAGATGGATGCAGGCGAGCTGTCGTCATTAGTCGGTGAGCTGTTGGATGACGTCAAGAACGACCTGTCCGCACGCAAGGATTGGGAAGACATCTATAAAGACGGCTTGACCTTGCTGGGTCTGAAGTACGAGGAGAGGACAGAGCCGTGGGCTGGCGCGTGTGGTGTGTACCACCCCATGATCACAGAAGCGGTTATCCGGTTTCAGTCAGAGACAATAACTGAGACGTTCCCGGCCAAGGGACCAGCCAAGACCAAGATCATTGGCGACGAGACGCCAGAGAAAAAAGAGTCGGCAGTTCGTGTGGAAGAAGACATGAACTACTACTTAACCGACAAGATGGCGGAGTTTCGCCCAGAGCATGAGAGGATGCTCTTCTCGCTGCCAGCCGCAGGCTCAGCGTTCAAGAAAGTCTATTTTGATGTGAACACCGAGCGGCCTGTGTCGCTATTTGTTCCGGCTGAAGACATCATCATTCCTTACGGCACCACTGAGCTGGCTACTTGTCCGCGGCTAACGCACCGGATGCGAAAGACTGAGAATGAGATCACAAAGCTACAAAAAGCTGGGTTCTATCGTGAGGTGGAGCTTGGTGAACCGCCGAAAGTCACTAACGAAATACAACAGAAGAAAGACAAGGAAACGGGCATATCGGCGTCGTTTGATGACCGCTACGAGATATATGAGATTCACGCTGATCTTGATCTGCCGGGCTTCGAAGACAAAGATAAGGATGGCGAGCTTACAGGCATTGCGCTGCCGTACGTAGTTACTATCCTAAAAGGCTCTGACGAGGTGCTGTCTATCCGCCGCAACTGGCGAGAAGATGATGAGCTTAAACAGAAACGCCAACACTTTGTACACTATGTATATGTCCCCGGCTTGGGTCCGTACGGCTTTGGTTTGTTCCATTTAATTGGTGGCTACGCTAAATCAGCGACATCGCTGATGAGGCAACTGGTTGATGCAGGCACGCTGTCGAACTTGCCGGGCGGCTTGAAGTCCAGAGGACTACGAATTAAAGGTGATGACACGCCGATTGCTCCGGGCGAATGGCGTGACGTAGATACAGGTTCAGGAGCCATCCGTGACAACATACTGCCGCTACCTTACAAAGAACCATCGGCCACTCTATACAGCCTCCTTGGTACTATCGTTGAGGAGGGCAGACGTTTCGCAGCGACTGCCGACATCCAAGTGTCCGATATGTCGGCTAATACGCCGGTGGGAACAACTCTGGCCGTACTTGAGCGAACCCTCAAGGTTATGTCTGCCGTCCAAGCGCGGATACACTACTCGCTCAAACAAGAACTCAGACTGATCAAAGACATCATCCGGGACTACACCCCGGACGAGTACAGCTATCAGCCGGAGTACGGCACACCCCGCGCCAAGCGCGAGGACTACGATGATGTAGACATCATCCCCGTCTCAGACCCTAACGCTGCGACCATGAGTCAACGCGTGGTGCAGCACCAAGCAGCGTTGCAACTGGCGCAAACCGCACCGCAGATATACGACATGCCACTCCTGCACCGTCAAATGCTGGAGACACTGGGCTTCAAGGACTTCCAAAAACTTGTCCCCATCGACGACGACATGAAGCCAACCGACCCCATATCCGAGAACATGAACATCCTGCGCCTAAAGCCGGTCAAAGCGTTCATGTATCAGGATCATGAGGCGCATATCAAGGTGCACATGAACGCCTTGAAAGACCCGCTGATTCAACAGATGGTGGGGCAGAACCCGCAAGCGCCGATGATTCAACAGGCGATGATGGCGCACTTGATGGAGCACATTGCGTTTGCATACCGCAGCAAGATCGAGAAAGCACTGGGGGCGGACTTGCCGATGCCAGACGAGCCGATGAATCCGGCAGTGGAGGTGCAGCTCTCGCGTTTGGTGGCACAAGCCTCTCCCATGGTGTTGCAGGAAAGCCAGAACATCGTGGCGCAACAACAAGCTGCTGCACAACAGCAGGCCATGGCACAAGACCCGATGCTCATGCTTCAGCAAGCAGAACTGCAGTTGCGTCAGCAAGAGATCGAGATCAAACGCGCCAAGATGCAGGCAGACGCTGCGGCAGAAGCAGACAAGATCGAGCTGGAGAAAGACAAGCTCGCAGCCCAGATGGAGCTAGAAGGCTTGAAGGTTGGCTCCAAGATCAAGATAGACGAAGCAAAAATGAACGCCGACAACGAGCGCGAGGGAGTTCGTATCGGTGCAGAGATCGCGAAAAATCGCGCAGACCTGTCGATTAAACGTCGTCAGGCAGATAAACCTCAAGCCAAACCCAAAGGAGGCTAATGTCCACTATCCACGAGTACACATCGTTCGTTGACGTCCTGCGCAAGAAAATTCGGGATGACATGAACAACTATTGTGACGATCTCGCAGGCGGTGCCTGTGCTGACTATGCGGCTTATACAAAGCTTTGCGGTGTGATTCAAGGTCTAGCTATCGCAGAGCGCCATTTACTTGACCTTGCTGAGAAAGCCCTTAAGGACGACGAAGATGAGTGATCTACTTCTTCCGCAATACCTGAAAGACCTGATTGACGCTGAAAAGAAAATTGACGAAGAACGAGTGGATGCACCCGGCGATGCGGCAAAAGCACGCCAGTTGCCAAGACCTACGGGATTTAAAGTCCTGTGCGTCGTGCCACCTGCTGATGACACCTTCGAGGATTCGATGTTGGTGAAATCAACTATGTCGCAGCGTATTGAAGAGCAAACCACAACGGTGCTGTTTGTTGTGGCAGTTGGACCTGATGCCTATAAAGACCCGGTGAAGTTCCCATCTGGTCCGTGGTGCAAGGAAGGGGATTTTGTTCTGGTGCGCGCATACAGCGGCACACGGTTCACAATCCATGGGCGTGAATTCCGCATGATTAACGACGATCAGGTGGACGGCACGGTGGAAGACCCGCGCGGTTACGCACGCGCAGCGTAAGGAGAGATGTATGGCTAATGAAGAGTACATGACGGAGCTAAAGGTTCCGGGTCGTGACGATGACGACTTGCCGGATATTCGCAGACCTGAAGAGGATGACATCGAGATTGATGTCAGCGCCGAGTCCGATGTTGAGATCGAAATAGAAGACGATACCCCGCCCGACGACAGAGGCCGAAAGCCGCTGGATAGGGATGTAACTGACCCGTCCGATGACGAGATTGAGCAGTACAGCGACAAGGTGCAAAAGCGCATCAAGGAGCTGGCTCATGCCCGTCACGACGAGCGCCGCGCCAAGGAAGCCGCCCTGCGAGAGCGGGAAGAGGCTATCCGGGTTGCCCAGCAGCTTGTGGAGGAGAACAAGAAGCTGCGTGGCTATGTCAATACAGGGGAGCAGACTTTTGCCGAGGTGTTGAAGTCCAAGGCAGAGGCCGATCTTGAGATGGCTCGCCGCAAGTACAAAGAGGCAGCGGAGGCGTACGACACCGACGGGATGTTGGCCGCACAGGAGGAACTGGCCGACGCCAAGCTGCGGCTTGACAAGGCAGTAAATTTTAAGCCGACCTCTTTACAAGAAGAACCAGAACAGGTATATAGTCAGCCATCACCTCCGCCAGAGGTGCGCCCGGACGAAAAAACCCTGCGCTGGCAGGCAAGAAACCAGTGGTTCGGAGCACCCGGTTACGAGGAAGTCACCGCGATGGCACTCGCTACTCATCAGCGCCTAACCGCCGAGCGTGGGCTGGAATTTGCCCGGACTGACGAATACTTCGAGCGTATTGACGCTCGCCTCAGAGAAAAGTTCCCGGAAGTATTTGGGGAACCGCAGAAGTCACAAGCTCCCACTTCTAAAAGACCAGCCGCGACAGTTGTCGCACCCGCTGCGCGTTCTGCTGCAACCAAGAAGGTTAAGTTAACAAAATCGCAAGAAGTGATAGCGGCAAAGCTTGGCTTAACCCCTAAACAGTACGCAATTGAACTTATGAAGCTGGAGGCTCGAAATGGCTAATACCCCACGTATTCCCCGTGAACTAGAAACACGCGAAAAAGAAACTCGGATTGACTACAAACCGCCGAGCGTTTTGCCAGACCCAACCCCTGATCCTGATTATGGGTACCGCTGGATTGCTACGCATATCGTCAGCCAAGCTGCCCCGTCTCACGTGTCAAAACAGATTCGTGATGGCTGGGAACCAGTAAGAGCTGAAGATCATCCTGAACTGATGTTGCCTGCTAACGCAAATGGCAACGTCGAAATGGGCGGCTTGATGCTGTGCCGCATGCCCAAGGAAAAGATCAACGCGCGTAACGAGTATTACCAGCGACAGGCCGAGGGCTGGATGCAATCAGTTGATAACAACCTGATGCGTCAAAGCGACCCGCGGATGCCAATCTTCAACGAGCGGAAATCCACGACTAGCTTTGGCAAAGGTACGAAGTAAATACTAACCTTGGAGTGAAGCTATGGCATATCCCACAGTTGACAAGCCGTACGGCTTGCAGCCGGTCAATCTGATCGGCGGTCAGCCCTATGCCGGTTCCACTCGCCTGATGTCTATTGCCAATGGTTATGGCACGGACCTCTTTTATGGCGATGTGGTAAAGCGTGTGTCCAACGGTACCGTCGAGAAAGACACTGGTACCAGCACCGCTACCCCGGTGGGCATTTTTGTAGGTTGCACCTACACTAACCCCTCTACTAAGCAGAAGCAATTTGCCCAGAACTGGCCAGCCGGTACGCAAGCAACTGACGCCCAAGCTTATGTCGTGGATGATCCTGATGTTCTGTTCAAAGTGGCAACGGTTTCGACCGGCACCACTGTCGCTTTCTATGGTCCCAACCTAGTTGGCGAGAACGCAGTTCTAGTTCAGAACGCTGGCTCGAACACCACCGGCGACTCTGCCGTTGGCATCTTCGGCGGTAACACTGCAACTACTGCTTCGTTCCCGATCCGTATTGTTGATCTGGTACCTGACACTGGCAACGGCTCCAACGGCTATTGCGAGTTCATTTGCAAGTTCAACGCACCATACGCGGCTTCGAACAACAGCGGTACCGTAGTTACCATGACCGGCGGTCATCAGTATCTCAACCCGACAGGCGTATAAGGAGTAAACCATGGCTATTTCACGCGCTCAATTGCTTAAAGAGCTGCTGCCCGGCCTGAACGCCCTGTTCGGTCTGGAGTACGCACGCTACGGCGAAGAACACAAGGAAATCTACGAAACCGAGACTTCTGAGCGTTCGTTCGAAGAAGAAACCAAGCTGTCAGGCTTTACTGCCGCACCTGTCAAAAACGAAGGTAGTGCAATTCGTTACGACAATGCGCAGGAAGCATGGACTGCTCGATATAATCACGAGACTATCGCTCAGGGCTTCTCCCTGACCGAAGAGGCCATTGAAGATAACCTGTACGACTCGCTGTCGTCGCGTTACACCAAGGCTCTCGCACGCTCGATGGCTTATACCAAGCAGGTCAAGGCAGCGGCTGTTCTGAACAACGGCTTCTCCTCCAGCTACACTGGCGGCGATGGCGTCTCCCTGTTCAGCTCTCAGCACCCGCTGGTATCTGGTGGCACCAACAGCAACATTCCGACGACCCCTGCAGACCTGAACGAGACTTCGCTTGAAGCCGCCGTTATTCAGATTGCTGCTTGGACTGACGAACGTGGTCTGCTGATTGCCGCTAAGCCCCGCAAGCTGATCATCCCGTCGGCTCTGCAGTTCGTTGCTACTCGTCTGTTGGAAACCAGCCTGCGCGTTGGTACCACCGACAACGACATCAACGCCCTGAAGAACAACGGTTCGATTCCAGAAGGCTACGCAATCAACCACTTCTTGACCGACACGAACGCATGGTTCCTGACCACTGATGTTCCCAACGGCATGAAGCACTTTGTACGCGTTCCCATGTCAACTGGAATGGACGGAGATTTTGACACTGGCAACGTGCGCTACAAGGCACGTGAGCGTTATTCGTTCGGCTGGTCAGATCCTCTGGGCATGTACGGCTCGCAAGGCGCGTAAGAAGAGGGGGCTTTACGCCCCCTCTTTTGTAGGTTATAAAGCGGTATCTCCGGGAACCCCCGGTACGGCAAACAGCTCCCGGCTGATTACATGCAAATTGCCATACCGAACTCGCATGTGAGGACAATTTAAAATGGGCATCTCTACTACCCAAAGCATCTGGCGCTCCGGCGGCAACGATCCGACGCGTCAAGCTTACTGCGGCTCAGCACTGCTGGCTGCCACTTTCTATTCTGCTAACGCTGCAGCTAGTTCCAATGCCGTTGTGGCCTTGGGGCAAACCGCAGAAGTTACGCTCCCGGCAAACGCCGTGGTTGTGTCTATCTTAGTTACTGACCCAACTTCCGCAGGTGCGATCAATGTTGGCTACACCATTGTTGGTGGCGCGTCCAACGCTTCGTACTTTGTGTCTGGCTTGACTGCTACTGGTGCAAAGACGGTTACTCCCGGCGCAACTAACGCTGGTGGTGGCATGGGTATTACGCCTTCGGCAAGTGATAACTTTACCATCACAGTCTCAGACGGTGGTTCGGCTTCGGGCAATGTTGGCGGAATTATTCAGTACTACGTAGCTGATTATCTGTTCGGCCAGCAAAACGTCTGATAGGAGGCCATCATGGCTATGCAAACAGACGTTAAAGCCAAGAGTATTAGCTCTACGGGATTGGTATATGAAGGGCGTACAAGGGTCAAGAGCGTGCTCATTGGCCCAACGTCCAACGCAGGGAATGTCACGTTGGTTGATGGGGGAACAAATGTGTTTGTTGTTCCCACAACAGCTAACGGCGAAACCTTTGCTTTTTTGATCCCCGATCAAGGCGTGCTGTTCCAAACGAACGTATCAGCTATTTTGGTCAACGCATCTTTAACGGTGTTCTATGGCTAAGAGTCCGGCATGGCAGAGGAAAGAAGGCAAGAATCCCAAGGGCGGGTTGAACGCCAAAGGGCGAGCCTCTTACAACGCGGCAAACCCCGGCAAGCCGGGGCTGAAGGCTCCTCAACCAGAGGGGGGTCCACGAAAGCGTTCCTTCTGCGCGCGCATGGAAGGGATGAAAAAGAAATTAACTTCATCCAAAACAGCCAGCGACCCGAACAGTCGTATTAACAAGTCTTTAAGGGCATGGAAGTGTTAAGCATGACTCCCGAAATTGAAACGGCGCGTGAGCTTGCAACTCACGCGAACGACATCAAGCATTTGCAGGACGACATGGACTCCATGAAGGAGGACGTTGCCGCCATTCGCAAATCAATTGAGGAAATAAACAAGACGCTTTCTGAGGCAAAGGGTGGTTGGAAAGTGTTGATGTGGGCTGGCGGTGCGGCTAGTGGCATGTCTGCGCTTGTTGGGTTTCTATCAGGCAAGTGGAGTAACTAATGCCTGCCGTTAGTAAAAAGCAGGAAAGGTTCATGCAAGCAGTGGCGCATAACCCAAAGTTTGCAAAGAAAGCAGGCGTGCCGCAATCCGTGGGACGCGAATTTACCAAAGCCGGAGGAGGCGAAATGAAAGAGCCAAAAGGAATGATGAAAAAAGAGATCGGTTTCATGAAGAAAAAGGGCGCGCCAAAGTCCATGATCAAGCATGAGATGAAAGAAGCTGGCATGAAAAAAGGCGGCATGGCTAAGTACGCCAACGGCGGCATGACTTCATCGAAGATGGGCGCGGTCAAGACTGCAGCTCCTAGCCGTGATGGTGTTGCTGAGCGTGGCAAAACCAAAGGTAAGCAAATCGTCATGGCCGGTGGCAAAGGTATGAAGTACGGCGGCAAGGCTTGCTGAGATGAGGCCATCACGCGGCATGGGGGCAATCAATCCCTCTAAGATGCCCGGCGCTAAAACAAAAGCGCGCCGGGATGACACTGACTTTACGCAGTACGCCAAAGGCGGCTCCGTCAGGTTGGGTAAGCCTTCTGTGGAGGATGCCGTGAGAAAAGCTGCTACCAAGTCCAAGGTAAACCAAGCTGGCAACTACACCAAGCCGGGTATGAGAAAAGCGCTCTTCAGTAAGATCAAGAACTCAGCGGTGCAAGGTACCGCTGCAGGGCAGTGGTCGGCAAGGAAAGCGCAGCTACTGGCAAAACGGTACAAAGCTGCTGGCGGGGGCTACAAGGGATGAAGGCACCGCAACAAAGCCTGAAGAACTGGACGGAGCAGAAATGGCGTACAAAGTCAGGCAAGCCTTCAAGCAAGACCGGCGAGAGGTATCTCCCGGAAAACGCAATCAAGGCGCTAAGCCCAGCCGAGTATGCCGCCACCACGAAGGCAAAGCGGGTAGGGAAGGCAAAAGGCAAGCAGTTTGTTAAGCAGCCAAAAGGCATAGCTCAGAAGACAGCGAGGTTCAGATAATGGCTAAGTATGGAAGAGAAACAAACGACACCGCCATACGTGCGCGGCAGCAACGTGATCTTGATAAAGCCTCTAAGATGATGGAAGAGGATCGCAATCCAGAAACACGTAAAAAATACACGGCAGATCAGTTAAAAGAAAGACTTAACTTTATGACTGATGCCATGCGTAATGCCGAGAGCCAAAGAAAATATGACGCTGAAGTAGCAGACAAACCACAACGCGAAGCAGCCGATGAGTTTCGTCGTGAAACTCGTGGCGGTAAACCCCCAGAGTTAAGTGGTTTTGGCCCGAAATTAACTTTTCTTACTCCTGAGCGCCTTGCTAAGTCTAGAGAAGCTATGGGGGGTATGAAAAAAGGCGGCAAAGTTAAATCCGCGTCAGCACGTGCTGATGGCATTGCAATACGTGGCAGAACAAGGGCGTAAACGTGGCATACACCACCGACACAACAACTTTCAACCCAACGCTCAACGAGTACTTTGAGGAGGCGTTTGAGCGTTGTGGTATTGAGATGCGCACTGGCTACCATTTCAGGACGGCCCGGCGCAGCTTGAACCTGTTGTTGAACGAGTGGGCTAACCGCGGTGTTAACTTGTGGACGATTGAGCAAGGCTCAATCAACATGGTGCAAGGACAGACGACCTATGATCTCCCTGATGATACTGTTGACTTACTTGAGCATGTTATTCGTACACAATCTGGTGACGTGCCCAACCAAACTGATCTGAACATCACGCGCATTTCCGTCTCCACGTACTCCACCATCCCTAACAAACTGGCGCAAGGCAGACCCATTCAGGTGTGGATAAACCGCCAAAGTGGGCAGCGGGTGGGGTCAACTACAGGCGATGTTGCGCATCCTCAGATCAATGTCTGGCCAGCGCCAGACCAAGGTACGGAAGCCAATCCGTACTACGTGTTTTATTACTGGCGTCTTAGGCGCATATTTGACGCAGGGAGCGGTGTGAACGCAGTGGACATTCCGTTTCGTTTTACCAATGCGCTGGTTGCGGGGTTGGCGTACATGCTTTCAGTCAAACTGCCGGGCGTAGATGGCATGCGTATTCAGGCGTTGAAGCTGATGTACGACGAGGCATGGGATTTGGCAGCAGGTGAAGACCGCGAGAAAGCAGCGGAGCGTCTGGTGCCGCGGCAGATGTTTATCACGTAATGGGCAACAGATTTTCGTCAGGCCGCTTCAGTATTGCGGAGTGCGACCGGTGTGGTCAGCGCTACAAGCTGAAGGAGCTAAAAAAGCTCGTGATCAAGACCAAGCAGGTCACGATCAAGGTGTGCCAGACATGCTGGGAGCCTGACCAGCCGCAGTTGCAGTTAGGTATGTATCCGGTGGACGACCCGCAAGCCGTGCGGGAGCCGCGCAGAGACAACAGCTACATTCAGTCCGGTTACAGTGGGCTGCAGGTTTTGGCAAATGCTTCGCCAGTGCTGTTGTCAGATGGTACGCCGTCAGGCGGTAGTCGTATCATCCAGTGGGGCTGGGCACCGGTAGGTGGGGCAAGAGCAGATGACGCAGGGCTAACGCCTAACTATCTGGTGGCGCAGACAACAGTAGCAAACGTAACAATTAACTAGGAGTGCAGCATGGACAACATGAGAAAAGTGGCGCGGCAGGAAGTCAAAGCCCACGAGAAGCGCATGCACAAAGGCAAGGGCATGGCAAAAGGTGGCGTGACCACTGATCAGATGAAAAAGCTAGGGCGCAACCTTGCGCGTGTTGCCAACCAAAAAACCGGTTAAGGAGCAGTCATGGCTAAGAACGGAATCAAGCAAGTGATGGCAACTGCCTCAAAAAGTGAGTCAGGCGCTAAACGGCTAACGCAGATCAATCCGTCTGTGGACGGTATCAGCAAAGGCAACTACCCTGAAGTCAAAACTTCTGGCATAAAAATTCGTGGCACTGGCGCTGCAACCAAAGGCGTCATGGCGCGTGGACCGATGGGCTGAAAATGACGTACACCGAGCTTGTTAACGCGATACAGGAGTACACCGAGAACTACGAAGCTGTCTTCGTAGCGAATATTCCTGTCTTCATCCAGCAGACGGAGACGCGGGTTTACAACGCGGTTCAGTTGCCGTCCCTGCGTAAAAACGTCACGGGACCGATGAAAGCGAACAACAAGTACTTGCCATGCCCCGGTGATTTTCTTGCGTCTTACTCGCTGGCGGTTATTGAGGCATACGGCACGGCAAACGAAACATACCACTACCTCTTGAACAAGGATGTGAATTACATCCGTGAGGCTTACCCCACCCCTGCTGACACAGGGCTTCCCCAGTACTACGCACTGTTTGGTCCTGCTACCAGCGGCAACGTCATTACAGATGAGCTGTCATTCATCTTTGGCCCCACGCCTGACTCAGCGTATACGCTGGAGTTGCATTATTACTATTACCCTGAGTCAATCACGGTAGCAGCAGATGGCAGGACGTGGTTGGGTGACAACTATGATCCGGTGTTGTTGTATGGTGCACTGCGGGAAGCTTATTTGTTCATGAAAGGTGAGACAGATTTGATTCAGAACGTCGAGGCTAAGTACAATGAAGCCATGGCGGAATTGAAGCGTTTGGGTGATGGTCTGGAGCGTCAGGATGCGTACCGCAGTGGACAAGTTAGGGTGCCGGTGACGTAATGACTATTCGCCAAGGATTGACAACAAGCTTCAAGCTTGACATGGTGAACGGACGGCAGAATGTCGCCTCTGATGCACTGAAGATAGCGCTGTACACAGCGTTTGCAGACATTAACGAGAATACAACAGTGTATTCTTCGGACAACGAGATTAGTGGTACAGGGTACACCGCTGGTGGGCAGGCACTGTCAAATGTGACAGTCAACTCAACCAGCAACGGGATAGTATATGTGAGCTTCTCAAACCCGGTGTGGGACCCTGCGCAGTTTACGGCACGTGGTGCTTTGATATACAACACGACAAGGAGTAACGCGTCAATTGCTGTGCTGGATTTTGGGTCTGACAAGACACAGGCAGGCAACAACACGTTTACTGTGACTTTACCCCCTGACACAGCGTCCAGTGCGCTGATACGTATTAACTAAGGAGTAATCATGAGCATTGAAACTTCTAAAACAAGTGAAACCGTGGGCGCTGCTGTTGAGCGCAAAACGGGCTTTGCTGAAGGCGCGTCTGGCGGTGGTGTGTTTACCGTGACTTGCTTTGACAGCAACGGCAATGAAAAGTGGGTTGAGATTGCGCCTAACCTTGTGGTCAACACAGGTCTGCAGGACATGAATACCAAGTTCTTTTCAGGCTCCGCCTATACCGCTGCTTGGTATCTGGGTCTGGTCAACGGCACCTCGGCGTCAACTACTTTTTCTGGTGGCGACACGTTGGCTACACACGCAGGTTGGACGGAAAACTCAAGCTACACCGGCAACCGCAAAGCTGTTACGTTTGGCGCAGCTACGCTGGCTGATCCGTCTAATATCAACAACGCATCGTCTGCTGCTTCGTTCACTATGAACGCTAACGCGACTATTGCAGGCGCGTTTTTGACCAATGTAGCTACAGGTACAACTGGTTTGTTGTTTTCGGTGTCTGACTTCCAATCGCCGGGCGACCGTACTGTGGTCAGTGGCGACGTGTTGAACATCACGTACTCGTTCAACCTTGACGCAGCGTAATAGGAGCTAATCATGGCGGCATTTCAAAAAGGTCAGGCTGTTCGCGTAAACGCTACTATTCCTCAAGGTCCCGTACAAAAGATGCGTATGGATGAGGACGGGGTTGTCTGGTATCTGATTGAATGGTCAGATGGTACTGTTACGCAAGAACGCTGGTTTGCTGAGCACGAGCTTGTCTCTGCGGAGTAATGAGTGGCTATTGTCGATGGCGGCTACAGCAGCGGCACATGGGGCGAAGCAGGGTGGGGCTGTTCGGTTTACTACCCGCTAGTCTCCAATGGCGGCTGGGGTAACGGTCCATGGGGCAGTGATGGTTGGGGGCTTGGCAATGGTGGTTTAGTTGTTGCGTCCGAAGAATACAACACCGCTGCGCCCATAATAGCTACCATCATTGAAACAGTAGTTGCATCAGATGAACTGACAACAGCGCTGCCTCAACTGGGAACGGTAAGTGAAACTGTTACTGCTACTGATGTTGTATCTGGTGCTCTTACCCTGCCCGTATCTGTACTTGAAACGGCAAATGTCAGTGAAACAGTAGCAGGCGCAGTAGTACTAGTTGGTACAGTTAATGAAACAGCAAATGGTAGTGAAACTGTATCAAGCTTGTTTATTGTCAACGGACAAGTAACAGAGACGTTAACTACAACAGACAGCTTGACCACGCAGGTGGTTTTGGGCACTGCGGTAAGTGAGACGGCAACAGGTAGCGACGAAGCAAGTGCAACACCGCAGTATCCGGGCAACGTCAGTGAAACGGCAACAGGCAGTGACACGGTAGCAGGCGCACCTGCTTATGTGGCAAATGTGGCAGAGACTGTCACGGCGTCTGAAGCGCTTACAAGCGCGTTTGGTGTACCGGCGTTTGTAACAGAAAGCGCTAATGTAAGTATTGCAGTGTCTGGATTGGTGGTGCTGCAGACGTTGATTGAAGAAGCAATTGCCGCGGCAGAAACAGCAGCAGCGTTGGCTGAATTCCAAGCCGCCGTAGCCGAAGATGCAACAGGCAGCGATTTGTTAGATGTAACAGGCACAATACGAATTAGCATTGCTGAGAGTGTAACGGCGTCGGATACTACATCGCGGCGGCTGCAGTGGGAGTTGATTGATACAGGCGTAACCGAGGATTGGTCGCTGATTAACACTAATGAGTAAGGAAGAACCATGGCAAGTACATATTCCGCGCTAAAGATCGAGCTGATCGGCACCGGCGATCAGGCGGGTACGTGGGGTGCCACTACAAACGTCAACCTCGGCACAGCTCTTGAAGAAGCTATCACTGGTTCTGCCAACGTCACGTTTGCAAGCTCGAACACGGCGATTGCACTAACGGACACAAACGCCACACAGACCGCACGTAACCTGCGGCTTAATCTGGTAGGCACAATCACAAATCAGCAGACGCTGTTCATCCCGGCGATAGAGAAGCAGTACATTGTCACGAATGGCCTGTCAAACTCGGTAGTCATCTCGAACGGAAGCAACGCTACTCCAACGGGTACGACTGTCACGGTTCCTGCTGGTAAGTCAATGCTACTGTTTAATGATGGTTCAAACGTGGCAGACGTCATCACGCAGCTTGTATCGTTGGCGCTGACAAACCCGCTAGGCATCGCAAGCGGCGGCACAGGCTTGGCTACAATTGGTTCAAACGGTACTGTGCTGACCTCTAACGGCACTGTGGCTTCATGGCAAACGCCTGCTGCTGGTGGTATCACTACAGGCAAATCTATCGCGATGGCGATGATCTTCGGCTTCTGAGGAGTATATAAATGGCAAATCCCAATATCGTTAACGTCACGCAGATTTACGGTCAGACCACATACCTGACACCTGCAAACACGGCAAGCTTTGTGTTAGTGACAAACACAGTTAACTCTGGCAACGTATTCAAGCTTGACCAGATTGTTGCTGCTAACCAGACAAACACGGCGGCGAACGTGACTGTTTCTCTCTTTACCAGCGGCAACGTAGTGGCAGGTAACGCTGTTGTGACTAGTAGCAGCAATGCGTTCCCGATCGCGTCAAACATTTCTGTTCCTGCTTTCGCTTCTTTGATCGTCATGGACAAGACAACGGCTACTTACCTGTTGGAAGACAAAGCTATTGTTGTGTCCAGCGGCACAAACAGCGCAATCACTTTCTCAGTCAGCTACGAACAGATCAGCTCGTAAGGGTAGAACATGGCACTTCACGGGTATCCCGGCAACATTATCAGCGCGAGTTCTCCGCTG